TTACGCGTCTTTTTCAGACCTCTGTGTCTCACTTTTTTCAGGCTGTGTCTCACTTTCATGTTCTCGCGGCGTTCCGGCGGGACGCTCAAGCTTTGCCATCGCCGACGCCGCCAGTTTCTTCTGGCGGGCGCGCCGCGTGTATTTGCGGACCATCGCGGTCGTCGAATGCCCGGTGACGGCCATGATCTCCGCGTCGGTTGCGTCGCTCTCCGCAAGCTCGGTTGCCGTCTTGTGGCGCAGCCCGTGGAAATTCAGATGTTGCAGGCCGATGCCGTCGAGGTGCGCGCGAAACTGCTTTGAGAACGCGCTTTCATCCCATTGGCCTTTCGGACCCGGCACCAAAAGCCCGACCTCGATCGACAGCGCGTCGAGGTACTTTTTCAACTCCGAATGGCAAGCGATCACCAGGACGTCGGCGTCTTTGGCCTTTTTCGTTTTGCCTTGCAGGATGCTGATTGCGGAGCCGTCATATTGGTCGCGCGTCATCTTGAGAATGTCGCCGCGCCGTTGTGTGGTCCAGCGGCCGAGCATATAGGCCGTCATCATCCATTGCGGCGGCTTCGATTCCTCGAATTTCTTCGCCTCGTCGTCGCTCCAAGGCAAATAGCTTTCCTCATCATTCAACTTTTTCACGCCAGCGGCGGGGTTTTTAAAGACGACCTCGCGATCGATCCCGAACGTAAAAAGGCGGCTGGCGACCTGAATGAATTGGTCCGCTGTTCGATAGCCCCGAGCGGAAATCTTGTCGCGAAGTTTCAAGATCTGCGCCCGGCCGATATCCTTGGCGGCGAACGGGCCGAGTGAAGACAGCCGATCAAGCTGAAACCGATAATAGACCTTCGATTTTTCGCCGAGCTTGGCGAACTCCGGACTTTCTTTGAAATCGCGAATGAGCGCGGCCAGCGTCCCGGCGCGAACTGTAACGGCGCCCACCGTCGGTTCGCGTTCGATGTTGGCCTTTAGTTGCCCGTAGCGGATATGGAACTCTGCGCTGTCCGGATCATCGGGCAGACGCTGAAACGTGCCCTGATAGCGGAAATAATAATTCCACCGGCCCTTGCGGTCCTTTCGTCTCCAAACATACCTGGGCAGCTTAGATGACGGCATTCTCGATCGCTTCGTCCATCGCCGCGGCGTTCGAGATGTGAACGCCATCGCTCATCTCTCCAATGAGGCCCGAAATCCGATCGAGCGCCCGATCGAGCGCGTGCCGATCCCATATGAGCCGGTCCGCTTTGTGCGGCAGCGCGGCAGGGTATCGGCCCGCATCAACCTCGGCAAGAAACGACTTCGGCGAAAGGTTTACATAAGCCGCCGCCTCATCGAGCGAGAGGCCGCGCGGGATGATGCCCGCCGCGGCCAGCTTTTCACGTGCGGAGCCCTTGGAGCGGCGTTTCAATGCAGCTTGTGTCATGCCCGGCTGACCTCGATTGCGTGGGTGATCGACCATTGGCCGTCGGCGCGGGGCACGGCCTCTTTGAGCAGCCACGGAACGAGCGTTCCGGCCCAATCGCTGAGCGAAATCCATCCGCCGGACGCTATCGCGTTAATGTCGAAAATGCCGATGCCGCGCTGGGCGGTGCGGTGCGACGCGACCCAATGCGTCATGCGATAGCGCGCGCCGATCGGCACGCCGTCCAGCATCCACGGACCATGCCATTGAATGCGGGCGAGGCCGTACTGCGGCCATGCCAGCGGCGGCTTCATGTAGAAATAACCGCGGCCGATGCGGTCGAGAACTTCGCGCATCAGGGTCGGGTTCATGTAGCGCTTGGCTTCGAAGTCGCCCAGGTGCGGCCGGACCTCGTCGAGTGTCATACCCATGATCGCGGCGATCGCGCCGGGTCCGCAGTTTGCGCCCCAATCGTCCGAGGCGCGCTGCGCGTCGTCGGCGGTGAAACGAAGTTTCAGCATGCCGGTCAATCCTCGCGAAATGTCAGAAGTAGGGGCGGCTTGTTCTCAATCGCTCGCCGTTTTGGACGCTTCACTTCCGCAGCGGCTGCTTTGTCGGCCGCGGCCTGCTCGCGTTTGATTTCGGCAAGCCCGTCCAGAAGCGCGCTGAGACGGTAAGTATCGCGCACAACGATTTCGATTTTCAGGACCGCAACGGTGCTGTCCTTCGTCACCGAGGAAAAGCCTTTCAGCCGCGCGTCTTTGTCGTCCCAATAGATCGAGCGGAAGGTCATGACTGCCGAGCCCCCATCCGGAACAGGGCCTTCTGACGCTCGACGTGCGTGCGCCGGGCGGCAATGTCAGGATCTTCGACTGGGGGCAACTTAGGCGGACCGCTGACAAAGCGACGTTTCGACAAGCCCGCTTCGCTGCTGACGATGCGGGCATAGCCGAGCGTTGTCCCCGCCAGTCGGGCGCATTTGTCGATTGAAAGGCCGCGGGACAGCGAACGGACAATGCGCGCTTTCTTGGAAGTCGCTCCGATCATATCCAAACCTCTACGATTTTGGGGTCATCTTCCGGAAAGCGGGGCATGCAAAAGAGGCCTTTAGGAAGTCCGGCGCGGACCTCCTGAAGCGTCGCGCCTTTGACGGTTTCAAGCGACGGCCCGAAGATGCCCGGACCGTGAACGAACAGGCGGGCAATGAAGCCGTTCGGATAATCCGTTGGCCGCTCGTATATGGTCCACATCGGCTGTAGACCGGCGCGGAGAGTAAGGTGGTGAGCTTCGGTGGCTGGGTTCATGGCTTCGCCTCAAGCCACTTCGCGAGCAGCCACATCGTCTCGAAGGCGACGCCGGCGATCGCGAAGATGATCAGCGGACCGACTGCGCCGCTGATCATTCGACGAATGCGCTGGGCGCGCGGCGTTATTCCTCGTTTCGTCATCCCGCTCTCCCTCAATGGAACGTCGCTGCGGAAGGCCGAAACGCTGGCCGGATCATGTTGTCGCCAAAGAGCGCAATCCATTGCGCGAGGCAGTCAGTGTCGGGGCTGAGTGTCCCGGCGCAGATCTGCTCGACTGCCGCGAACACGCGCGCCCTTGCGGCCTCGTCATTCTCGGCGATGATCTGGGCCGCAAAATTTCCAGGCCGCAGTGGATACGACGGAGACTCGCCGATAATGAACGGTTCGCGTGGATGATCGGGGTCGAGTGCATTGAGCCAAAGCTCGTGCGTTGCATCCGGCAAATGAATAATCGGGGCGCTTGTGCCGGCGATCTCACGCAGATGGATCAGCACGAGTTCGTAGCTATGCCACAACGGATGCGCCCACGGTGCCTCAACGACCCAGCCAGCAATTCCGGAATCGTGCTCCGGAGCGACGCCGTGCTTTTTGCAGAGCGCGGCGAAGTCGACGCGCCATGCTTTCCCGTACCTGCCCGCGAGATCGGCCACGCGGCTGATTTTGTCATTGGGAATGATCGGCATGGTCATCACTCCGCAGCGACAGCGATCTTGACCGCGCCGAGCGCGTAGCTCGGGTGGCGAAGCTCAGGCGGAAGCCAGCCGCATTTAATGGCGAGATCCGCGGCGGCCGAGGCGAGTTCGGATTTCTTCATGCCCGCCAGAACGTCTTCCGGCGCGAGGCCTTCGCCGAAGCCGCCTTCGCGCATTTCATCGATGGCATCGAGAACAAGCGCCTTTTTGATGCGCGTGAAGTAGTCGGAGGCGTTGAAGTACCGGCGCGCCTCGGCGGTGAAGATCGCGCCGTCCAGGGCCGAGATCAGCGCCTTATCGTGTGCGTTCGGACCGGCGCTGCCGAAGCTCCGCAAGTCCAGCGCATCGCCGAGCAGGCTTCCGAGATTGATCAGGAGATCTTCGCGCGTGGACTTGGCCAATTCGTTAAAGGTATCGGCAAAGCTGACCTTCGCCAACGGAATGGGGCGGGAATTTTCCGGCCAGCCATTGGCCGTCAGCTTAACAGGATAGCCGTTGCTGCCGGCCCGGCACCTGAGACACGCGACTGCGGCGCGCAGTGCGATATCGGGCTGTCGTTTGATCGCATCAGATGCAGCAAGCGTGAGCGACTCTGTGATCGACCGCATCAACGTTGCGGATATGCCCGCGCCGTCGGCCTCGTCGCCAATTTCTGCGACGGTTTCATCACTAACCGGATCTTTGTCGAACCCCTCGTCATCTTCAAAGTCATCGTCATCGCTTTCGTAGGCGTCGAGCGCCTTTTGAGCGCAGCCGGCGGGCGAGATCATGCCGGCGTTGACGTGAAACTCTCCGCTGCTCAGGATTTCGACGATGCAGCCGGACGCTGCCTTTTCATCGGCCGACCAAATCGAGGGATCGAAAGCGGCAGCAATATCGAAGGGGGCGTCGGGCGGCATGTCCTTGACGTTGTCCCAGCTTTCCCAGCCGTAACCGAACTTTTGCTGAACTTCGCTCTCGGGCATCGCGAAGGCCCAACCGTCCGCCAGCAACTCGGCGCATTTCGCGGCCACCTTGTCGTCGACGAGCTTTTGAGCCAGCGGCACGTCGTCGACGTATTTCTGGTCGTCAAACAGATCGTCGCTGATCTTGCCGCCGGCTGCGAGGTAAGCATCAAGCCCGATGACCTTGATCGGAAAGCAGGCAGCGAGCGCGATACGCTGATCCGAAAGCGCATGCGTGACCTGATGCACGCCGAAGCGATAGCCGCCGTGATCCTTGCGAAGCTTCTCGCAAATTGCTTCCTGAACCTCGACGTTGCCGTGTCGCGCGAAAGCTTTCGCGACGTCGGGGCTGATCTTGTCTTTCTTCCACGCATCGCGGATCGACGGCGCGAGGCGACCGAGCGCCAGGTGCTGCTTGACGATCCGCTCGCCGATGCCGAACCGAGCGGCGATCTCCGCTTCCGATTTTCCCTGACTAACAAGGCGATCAAACACGATGTGCTGGTCGACCGGGTGCATGGGCAGGCGCACGGTGTTCGCCATTAGCGACGTCTCAAGCGCCTCAGTGTCGTCGTCATCGCGTTCAAGAACCGGCACGCCCTCGGTGCGCTTCATTGCTCCGTCCTTGACAAGCTTCTGCAGCGCCATGAAGCGCCGCCGCCCGTCGATAACTTCGAACTTGCCGCCGTCGCCTGCTCGCACCGCGAGCGGCTGAATTAGGCCCTTCGCCGCTATCGACGCCGCCAGTTCGTCGATGCCTTCCTTGCTTTTTGCGCGTGCGTTGATCTCGTCGGATGCCGTCAATTTTGAAAACGGCACCATCTTTAACTCGCTCATATCAACCCCTCTTTTTGTGCCAGCCAATCCGGCAGCTTCACCCGCTCGGGCAGCTCTCTGCGGCCCGTCGATACGCTCAACAAATTTTTGCGCGACCCAATGCCAGTGCTCTTTTTCGAGGATTTCGCCGGTGGACTCGTCGACGTATTCGCGCGTTGCGCCCTGATAGAGCGCGATGCCTCTTGCCGACGTGGCGCGAACGATGACGGTGACGATTGCCATCAGTGCTCCGTGAGCGTGCCTTTGGGTGTTGCGTAGATCGCGACCTTGAGGGCGCGTTTTGCGATCGACAGCGCGGCATCGTTTTCGTGTCCACGCTTTGCTGCGACCGCGACGAACCGCTGAATGCCAAGGCCGACGCCATTCCCGAGAGCATCGCCGAGCGACGCGGGCGGCGTGCCTTTGGTGATTTCGTTTTGGAGCCACGCCTCGATCGCGTCGGCCAGCAATTCGTGTGGTTTCATGGAGCCGGACCCTCTCCCGCGAGACGGTCGGAGGGGGGCACTCCAACTAATCCGCCGCTGCCTTCTGAGCCCGGCTCCATGAATTCGAATTGTTCCTCGCGCTCGCGCACTTCGACGGCGCGCGCGTCCAGTTCCTTCGCGATGCTTTGCGCGACGGGATCGCTTTCGAGCGTGCGACGTGCCTCGATCGCATTGCGGAGCGCGGAACGGATCTCGGTTTCGTATTCCGCGAACAAGCGGAGTGTGTCGCGGATCGCCCGCATCACGTCATAGCCGACCTGGGCTTCCGCCTCGGTCATCTTCCCGCGCTTCACTTGGCCGGGATAAACCTTGTGGCGCATCGTGAGTTCGCGATGCGCTTCGTCGGCCTGAATGCGCAAGGGGACTATGGCGCGGGGCGTCTCGGTCATCCTGACGCCGCCTTCGGTTTGACGATGGCCCAAGCGTGCTGCACCCTTGCGCGCGCCGAGCGAGCGGCGCGGCTGATATAGGAAACCTTTGACGTTTCCGCATGCCGAAGCGCTGTGTCGGCTTCCTCAAGCGCCTGCTGGATCGTGCGCATATCCCGACCGTCCAGGGTGACGGACGGGAGGTCCGTACCGCGAACGAAGGCCTCGAAGGCATCGGCGCTGGTATCGCGCCGCGTCATGCCGGCACCTTCGTGGTGCGCGTGGCAGCAACGGCTTTTGGCGCGTTCGGGTCGAACGCCAACTCGAGCGACAGATCCTCGCCCTCAAGAACGCGGAACGCGATCGCCTGCGCGAGATCAGAGGCGCTATCGCCCTTGGTGCGGATTGCTTTGCAAACAGCGGCGAGCGCTTCGAACAGAGGCAGCGAAATCTGGTAGTGCTCGATGCCGATTTCCTCGGCGAGCATCACGCGCTTACGGTCAGTGAAACCCCGCTGCCACCGGCGCGTTGTGTAGCGCTGAAACGGTTCCCGACGATCGGCCGCAATCGCGCCCGCCGCCATTTCTTCTCGTGCTCTGATTTCTTCCATCAACCCGCCCTCGGGAGAACGCGCACTCTCCGCCACGGATATGGCCGCGAGCGAACGGGCATGAAATTGTGTTTAATAAACACAATAGTCAATCAAAATGTGCTTTAAAAGCAAAACTGGAAATGTCGCACTGCTTTTTCCTGCGCAATTATCCACGTTTTGAAACGGGAAAGGCGGGGCAGTGAGGGTTTTTAGATCTACGGGGTGGCGTGGCGCGATTTATCAGAGTGAGGCCGGTCCGGTGGGGCGCGCGGCTGCTTTACTCGGCGTCCATTAGAACGAACTGACCGCGGATGACGCCGATAATTTTGGCTTCGCCCTTTTCGATATCGAGACTTGGCTCGTTAGTGCCGGTCGTGTTGGTGATCAGCAGCCCAGGCGGTACAAACTGCCGGGCTATAATCTGCTCGGAATCCGGGATCGAGGCCAGTACGCACAAGAGCGGCTTCACCACCATCGCTGCGCGCACCGACGTGTCGACAAAGGCAATGGCTCCATTGGGAACGCCCGCTTTGTCTAGGACTGGCCGCAGAATGCGCCATCGTTCGAGTGGGGGATTACCCTTGGCGGGCGTGACGAGTCCGGCGTACTTGGAATCCTTGAACGGTATGGCGTCCGATGGTCCTGGCACCGAAGCGGGGCCGTTAACCCCTTTTCCTTCGTCGAGAGCGAGAACATCGGCCAGATCTTCATTCAGAACGTCTGCGATGCGCTTGGCGAATTTCATCGTCAGGGCGGTCTGACGTGTCTCCACACGTTGGACGTGCGAATGCGAAGCGCCGAGCTTTTCCGCTAATTCTTCCAAGGTAAGGCCATGCTTCTTGCGAAGCTTTTTGAGGCCGTTAGGTGGGTGCGGAGGCTGCATTTCGTCATTTGAAACAAAGGGCCGCCTCCGCAACAGAGCGTCATACGCAAAATATGCCGTTGACAAATGTGCGTAAGAAACACAATTCTGCGCAACCTGTGGATTCGGGGTGGATAATGCGCCTGCGCCAATGGCTGAAGAAGAATGGCGTCACTTACGAGCGGTTCGGTGAACTCATCGACCGCGATCATGGCGCAGTGGCCCGGTACGTCGCCGGCAAGGCCATTCCTCGTTCCGATACGATGGTGAAAATCTACGTCGTCACGAACGGCGAGGTTCCACCAAACAGTTTTTACGACCTACCGACTCTGACGGCGAGCGTCGGCGTCGCGCCGGTTGCAACCGCTTCGGCCGCCGTTGCGGACGAGCCCACCGCTCTGGCGGTCTAAGTCCCGGCGATCAAGCCGTCGGGTGTTGTTGCGTTAGTTGCTTTGCGTCCTTGCCACGGTCGTTTCCTTCTCGATCGCGCCGCCGCGTATTCACACCACGCGGCGGCGCTGGGGAGGAAAAGGGGGATTGATGTTTGAGCTATTCACGCAAGTCAGCTTTGCCGGCGTCACGCTCGCCGGTTTTGGGCAGATCCTGCTGCGCCGGTTCCCGGCCAAGCTGAAGGCGACCGCTGCCCCGGTGCCGCACATCGAGCCCGTGCTGACGCCGCCTCGGATGCCGGAAGAGGCCCAGAAAGCTGACGCGCCAGCCGCGGACCTGGACGATTGGACGAACGAAATTCCCGCACGCTTTGCGCTGCGGCCGGTGCATCTGCGCAAGAGCGGCATTGCCGACGAGAAAATCATGGAGCGGTTTATCGCTTGGATGATCTCGCAAGGTTATTCCGGATGGCATACGTCCTCCGGTGCTTACGACGTCTTCAAGGACTTCGCTTGGGAAGAACGCTACGAGGAACTTAGCCGAGGCACGTTCCTGTCATTGCTCACCGTTGAACTCGGAGTCGAGAAGCGGCGCGCCTACATCGACAAAAACGATACGTTCCGGCATCTGCGCGCCGCGGCGCGCTCGCAAGGGCGAGCCACCATATATCGCATCCCGACCGCCGAAGAATTGGCCGCCGCGAAGCACAAACGGGCGCTGAAGGATGCCGAGGCCCGTCATCGGATGCGCATGCCCAAGGCGCGGTTAGACGGTGGCGTCCGGCCACATCCACAGCGGACGCGAGCAAACGAAATAGAGCCGCAGAACAAGGGCTTGGGCGTGGATGCGCCTGCCTTTGACGTGGCCGCATAAGGAATGTTGCGTACCGCTCGCCGAGGGGGCTCGGCGGGCGGATTTAGTTTCGGGGTGAGTTCCAGAAATTTCGAAATACGCGCGGAGACCGTGTTTCTCCGCACGGGAGAGGTTTGTCTTGTGACGGGGGAAGAACGACAGCGGGTCCAGCGGATCACCGATTGGGACGACGCCCGCTATTCTTTCATGCCAGCGCGCGCCGCGGACGATCTGCGGCTGACGCTCGTGCATCTGCGGCTGCTCGTCTACCTCGGACGCGTCAACAACAACAACGGCTGGACCGAGCTTAGCCAGAAGGCGACGGCGGAGCGCTGGAACTACGCGCGCCCGGCGCTCAACGGCGCGATTAAGCAGCTCGTCGCGTGGGGCTACGTCGAGAAGAAATCGCAGGCGGAAACGAACACCGCGCTTTGCCTCTATCGCCTGCTGATCGACAAGCCCGAGAAGCCTGCGCCGGTGAAATCGTCACCCGAACCGAAAGGCGACGAAGGGGGGGTGTCATCCATAGATGACACGTCACAGAATGCCGCAGTGTCATCCATAGATGACACGTGTGTCAGGTCCCAGGTGACACCTGTGTCACCTATAAAGACACAAAAGAAAGATCAGAGATCGGGAGATCCCTCTCCCCCAAAGCCCCCAAGGGGGCGAAGGGGGCGGGCGATGCCTTCGAACGAAATTGAGGAAGTGATCGTCGCGGTTTCCGCCGAGCGCCCCGACGACGAGGCCTTTCAATCGGTGCTCGTCGATTTCCTGGCGCCGTTGATCCGCATGCGCCACCTCGATGCCCCGAGCCTCGTCGGAGCCGTCCAGTCGCTCGCACGTTGGATTGCCGCCAAGGGGCTCGGCGTGGACGAAGGTCGCAAGATCCTCGATCAACTGCTCGAACGACGCAAATCGACGGTGAAGCCGTCCGATATCGAAACCGCCGTCAAGACCGCCATCGCTCACCGACCGCTGCCGCGCAAATGCGAGGGCGATGCCGAGCTTATGCGCAACTGGCCGGCGGTGCTGGCTGAACTAGAAAAGATGATCGGCGCCGACACCACGCGGCAGGTTTTTTCGACGTTCGCCCTCGATCGCATCACCGAACCGAACCCCGCCGGGAAGATCGTCGCGCGCGTCTCAACGCATGCCGATTGGGCCAAGCGCCACGTCGAGACGAACCTGAGTTCTCAGTTCCGGGCCGCAATGAATGCGGTGTTTCCCGGTGTGTCGGACATTTGGATCGAAACGCGAAAGGCCGCGGCATGACCGTGAAACCCACAAACGAAATCGAGCGCGAGGAACCGCTCAACGAAGCGCTCGAAGCTTTCGAAAGCATCGCGCGGCTGCTAGTCGCCACCGGCTACGAGGCGCAGATGCGGGCCCGGTTCGCGAAGTTCCTGCCCGCGCCGATCGACGAGCCCGTCGAGCTGCAGACCGTCGACCTGCTCGAAACGCGCATGCTGATCGACGCCTGCAAGAGCGCCGAGAGGTCGGTGACGGCGGCGGGCGCGCAGAACGCGCTCCGGCGCGTCGCCGCCAAGGCGCGCGCCGATCTCGATGCAGCGATGAAGGCACGAAAGGCGGCGGTATGACGAGCATCGAAACCGCGGCGCGATCTCAGATGATCGGCGGGCTCACGTTCGAGGCCCAGCTCGATAAGACGCTCGAAAAGCTCCGGGCATTGCTGATCGAGAAGAACCGATCTTACGGCAACAGCGCGCTCGATCCGGTGCGGCTGTTCGCCAAGACCGACGCCGTTGAGCAACTCCGCGTTCGCATCGACGACAAGATCAGCCGCCTCGTCCGCGGCCTGGAATTCATGGGCGAGAACACGCCCACGGATTTCCTTGGCTACCTCATCCTGCTCGACATTGCCGAGCGCATCGCTGCGGAGGCCGTCGCCAATGGCGCAGCGTGAGTCCGGATACGAGCGCGTTGAGCGCGATGCCTACAATACCCCGCGGTGGGTGACGGGCGTTGCACTCGAGAAAATATTAGGCCCGCGCTTCCGGCGTGGAATGACGGTTTGGGAATGCGCCGCCGGCACTGGCTTGATGGTCGCTGAGCTTGAAGCGCATGGACTCAAGGTCATCGCTTCTGACATTCACGCGCAGCCGCCGGATGATCTATTTTTCCCTGGCGACCGCGTCCTCGTCGGCGATTTCCTCGACCCCGTTCAGCCGTTCCTGCCATTCGAGTTCGACGCGATCATGACGAATCCACCGTACAAAGACGGCCTCGCCGAAAAGTTCGTGCGCCGCGCGCTAGCGCTCACGAAGGAACGCCGCGGCCTCGTCGCGATGTTGCTCGGCGTGAAGTTCGATAGCGCGAAGACGCGCGCCGACATTTTCGACGAGCATCCGGCGTGGGGAATGAAAATCACGCTGCTGGACCGCATCTGGTGGTTCGAGCCGAAACTCGACGCCAACGGCAAAGTCAACGGCCCGAGCGAAGATCACGCGTGGTTCATCTGGGATTGGCGCAACACGGGCGACCGCCAGATGCACTACGGCCGCGCGCCGGACGAAGTGCACGCCGATATCCGCGAAAAAATCCGCAAGCTGAAAAGAGGGGTCTATGGCACAGCTTCACACACGGCAGAAGAAGCGCGTCCCGAGGTATCGGGTGAACTACAGCGCAAAAGACAAAGACGGAAAGCCGCTTAAGCGCGCGATGGCGGTGACGTTCTCGCTGCGCGGCCTGCGCAAGCGGTATCTGCGCGAGGCGACGAACCTGCGCATCGCGATCGAGAAGGAAGCGCTGGCAAAGCAAAACTGGAACGGCCGGTACGAGGAAGGCGAGCACCTGCGCATCTTCCGCGGTCTTCCGAGCGTCGGCGACCTCGCCTACGAAATCGAAAAGAAAGTTCGCACTGCCGGCGGTCAGACAATGGCGGCGGGCAAGGTTCGCAACGCGATGATGCGCGGCATCGGCTGAAACCACGGGGGCACTAATGAGCGACGATTACGAAAGCGCGCCGGGCATCGGCGACAATTCCGGGCCGGTTTTTAAGGATCGCGTACAGCGGCGCGTCGATCTGTTCGAGCAGGCGGATGGGCTGGCGAAGACGCTGAAGGATTACGACACCGAAGACAAATCGGATGGCCTGAACGTCAAGCTGATTAAGCAGATCGTGAAGGAGCTTCGCGACGATCCGGAAAAGTTCCTCGACAAGCTGGTCTATGAAGCCGAGGTCGAAGCAGCCCGCAAAGCGGTTGGGCTATCGACGGATATCGAAGCCATCAGCAAGATCGTGCAGGAGCGCGCCGAGGCCGAGCCTGAAACCAAATCCGAAAAGAAAAAGAAAAGTGACGGCAAGCCGCGTGGCCGATCACGCTCCGACAAGACGAAGCATTGAGGCGGTTCGATGCAATCACCCGCACCGCTGCCAATGTCCGCCGCCGAGGAAGCGCACCTTAAGGCCGTCATCGACAAACTTGAGCGGCAAGTCGCCTTGACGCGCTCAGGATCAGGCGGCGTCGCTCAACTGCGTCGGATGTTTCTCGACGAAATCTCGGCGCTCAAAAACGAAATCGCTCGCCGCCCACGCGCGGCGGGCGTCAAGGCGAAGCCATGACGGCGAAGCACGCGCACGTCGACGACACGCTGATCGTGGGTGAGGGCCTGGCTGTCTTCGCTCTCGTGCACCCGGAACACTCGCCGATCGAGACGCCGACGCGGCTGGCGCTCGATTGGGATGGCGACATTTGGATCGAACGCGATCCGATGACCGGCGCCGAACTTTGCCGCGGCACACGCGAAGCAATCGAAAATGGGGACTTTCAATGAAGCTGCACGAACAGATTGAAGCGATGCGTCGAAGCATGGTCGAGGAAGCCGACTTTACGATGAACCAACTCGACCATCTGCATAAGCGGCTGGTCGCCCGGCATCCGGAAATGATGGCGAAGATCCAAGAGATCACAGCCATCCAGGCGTTGCAGGGCACAGAGCTAATCACCGGCCTGATGACCATCGCGGCGCGTATCGGCCACGTACCGTCGCCGGCGCAAATCGTCGCCGCGCAGCAGGCCGTGCAGGAAAGCGCGCAGACGGAACCGACACCGCCACCGGTGCCGGAGCAGGGCAAGGCGCGACTGCGCCCGCCGCCGTTCCCGGCTGGCGGAGTCCCGCGCGACGAAATGGACCGCATCATCGAGCGCTCGGGAGTTCACTGATGCCGACCCGTTTCCGGCCCATGGCCGAACTCGACCACACGAACCCGGTGGACATGCGGCTGAAGGACGGCCGCATCGTCACGGGCTGGCTGTTTCAGGGCATGCCGGGCGTCGTGCGGTCGTATTGGACACGCGACTTCGGACGTGGATCGCACATGATCGACCCCGAGGCGTGGCGTGAACCGGCATCGACCGGCGATGGCGAATGCTCGGCGCGGAGGCTCGCCGCGTGACGCTCCCTTTGAAGCTTCGGCAGTTCTATCGTTTCGACGGAATCCGGTTGCCTCTCCGGTTTCCCGTTCGCGTTCTATGGGACGGCCGGGGGCCATTCGAGGCCGCGATATTGCGACACCCTCAGACGGGCGCGCCCACATGGGCAACATACGAGAACGGCTATCCGGTCTATCTGCCCTGCCCGAAACGGCGTCGCCGTCATCCTGATGAAGGATGGATTGGCTGGCACACGATCAAAGGCGACCGGCCGGACTTTTGGGCGCCGCGCGATCCGGATGACTTCCGCCTGTTCAAGCTGCCGCCGGTTGCTCTGACTTTGCCCGAAGACGCGCCGCCGAGGATGTGGAGCACGCGCCAGCGATACAAGTCCGTCGAGGATGCCGAAGACGAGGAAGCGGAGGGGGACGGCGAGGGAAAGCGCAAGCGCGGCCAGAAGCGGCAGCTTTGGTGGCTCAACGGAGCGGCCGTCCGATACGCGCAGCCGGGCCATATCAAGCGCGACGACGCCGAGGGGCGGATCATGCGCGCGCTCGCTCAGGAGCCTCTTGAGGCTCGCGCCGACGGCCTCGGGATGCACCGGAACCCGCTCTACGGTCTCAACGACGCGCAGATCCGCGAACTCGCCGAAATGGAGGCGAACGCGCTGCCGGATATCTACGCTCAGTTTGAGAAGGTGAAGGCCGACGTCGAAGATTACCCCGTCGCCATGACGTGGTTCGCGGCGCTGGGCGCGCGCGAGCTGATGGTGGGGCAGGCTGCATCGTCGAACGGCTGGGCGCTGGGTCGCCGTGTCGGCAGCTATACGACGTCGCAATGGGTGCTGCTGTACGCATCGCGCGACCGGGCGCTGTCGTTCCGGAAGATCGCAAGCAATTTGCTGATCATCGAAGGGCGCAAGATCACGCCCCGCCGCGTGGCGCAAATTTATCAAGAGGCGATCGAGGCCGTTTGGGTGATCGCCAATGAATTTTCCGACATCGGCCGAGCGAAACGCGCAGACGCGCTCGCGCAGTTGCAAGAGGGCAATCGTCGCGCACGAGGGGAACGATGAGCATTGAGGCACCGCTGCTAACGGCCGCAAATGACGATGACGTGAGCGCCCGCGATAAGAAGCGCGACGAGGCTATGAAATTCTTGGCGCCGGCGGCGCTATCGTTCATCGCCACGGAGGGTCCAGTGTCAATGCAGATGTGGCGCGGCGAAGAAATTATTCGCCGTATCGGTCACAACAGAGGCGTGTGGCCGGGGAAAATAATAAAGGCAGGCGGCAAGCGGCCCAAGGAAGACCCCGCGAAACGAACCCACAAGACCTACGCCTTCCCGGCGCGACGCCAGTTCAGCCTTTGGTTTCGAACGACGTGGGACCGCGATCAATTGGTAAAGCCGGTCCAAGAGCTTATCGATATGATCGAACAGCGTGATGGTGGGCTCGATGAGCTTCCGGATGGCTTCAGCGACCTCGGCCCAAAACTTGATTTCAAGTTCTTGGAGTTGGAGCTATGCGCGCTGGCTCGCGACCTGAAGGTATTTTTCTGGGATGACGCCGGGCTGCTCGCGTTTCTTGATCAGGTGATCAGAGACGCCGACGTTATCGCCGCAAAGTCGCGCGGCGGTCGTTACGATCCCCTCGAAGTTGCGATGGCACGGGCGTTCGGTCGCAAATGAGCAAGGTCAATGACAGCGAAGCGCTCGACCAAATGCGGCGGCGCGAACGCGCGCTCGGATACGGGCCTGCCGACGTCGATCGCGAATGGAGCCGCAGCAGCAGCAGGTTCAGCCTCATGGTTTGGCTCGGCGCCGCGATTATTATCGCGGCGGGCGTCGCGGCTGCGAACTTCTCGAAGGCGTCGGGCGAAACCGCTCAGCAGTATTATCCCTTTTCATCGGGTGTGGCCGTGTTCACCGACATGGCTTCGGGTTGCCAGTATCTTATTTTCAACAACCGCGGAGCGACGCCCAGGCTCGGCGCCGACGGCACGCCATTGTGCCTACCGATGAAACATCGCGAGGCGACGCGATGACGGCCGAGATCGAATCCTATTGCCGCGAGCGCATCGCATCGAGCCCGAACATGCTGGTGCCGTGGTGGATCATGGCGGCGTGGGTCTACGATCAGCGGCTGGGCGGCGACGCGCTGATCTCCGACGCACTGTTCGACGAGATCGCCGAGCGCCTCGATCGAGAATGGGAGACGATAACGCATCGGCACAAGCATCTGCTGCAACGGTCGTATCTGAAATCCGCCCTCGCGATCCGCGGACGTTGGCCGCTGATCTCGATGGACGCCGCCGAAAGCCTGCTGCGCAAGGGGCCGCCGCAGCGGCCTGCCGAACATTGGATCGACCCGTTCGATCCGAAATCTCGCGAGCCGTCCGCGCCCGCGCAACTGTCACTTTTCTAGCAACCAACGGAGGGAAAAAAGATGGACGCACTAGATCATTTGAATGCCGTACTCATCGGGAAATGGCTCGCGTTTTCGCCTGCCGATGGCGGTGATTTAGAGCCGCGCAGTATCGTGCGGATCGTCGATGGCGACGCCGACGACGCGGTTGTGCTCGTGGGGACGAGTGATCGAGCCGACGGGACAAATCTCGAACGGCTCGATTTGACGTCGTATACGCTTTGGGACGACGAGCCTGATTGCCTCGCATGGTGCGACGAGCAAAACACCGTTGCCGACTTGGCCGAGAGTAAAGAGGAAGCCGCCGCCGCCGACGAGGTGCAATCCTGATGCGCCTTGTCATCGTAGAAACGCCCTATGCGGGCGATATTGAAGCCAACGTCACCTATGCCCGGCTTGCGATGCGCGACAGCATCGAGCGCGGCGAAGCACCGTTTGCTTCGCATTTGCTCTATACGCAGCCGGGTATCCTTCGCGACGAGAAACCGGCGGAGCGTGCGCTCGGTATTGCGGCCGGGTTTGCGTGGGGCCGGAACGCGGACGCAACGATTGTCTACGTCGATCGAGGAATATCTCCCGGCATGAAGCAGGGCATCAAGGATGCCGAGGCCGCGGGGCGGCCGGTCGAGTACCGCTGTGTCAAAGCCGATCTGCTGCCGCTGCCGGAAATCGCACCGTGCCCGAAATGCGGAAGCAACAAGGATCAATACATCTTTGTTGTCCGCAGCCCGACCCCGCACGTTCCGTTTCGAGGCGTTGGGTGTGCAAACGAGGGGTGCGACTACGCCGGACCGCGCGGGCAGTCGCTCCGCGAAGCGATCGAAGCGCACAACGCGGGGGTGAAGCCGGTATGAGCGTTCGCAGATACGCCGAAGACACCAAAGTTCCCGCGATGCAGTCGCGGCGAGAGATCGAGGAATTGCTGCAAAAGCACGGCGCGGATCAATTCCTGTCCGGAACGATGCGCGGGCAGGCAATGGTCGGATTCCGCATTCAGGGCTTGCAGGTCAAGATCGTGCTCGGGATGCCAACCGGCACGACAGCAAAGGATGCAAAGGAGGAACGTCGCCGCTGGCGGGCGCTGCTGCTCGTCATCAAGGCGAAGCTCGAAGCCGTCGCTTCCGGCATTGCGCTGCTCGAAGACGAGTTCTTAGCGCACACGGTCATGGCCGACGGGCAGACGGTCGGCCAGTGGGCACGGCCGCAGATCAAGTCGATGTACAAAGACGGCAAGATGCCGCCGCTGCTGCCGGGGCCGAAGCCATGACGGCCGCTGCCGACTTCGAGAGGGCGACACCATACGCCACGGGGTGGGCGGTTTCCTGCCCGTGGTGCGGCCGAGAACTCGCGGTCGAATTGAGCGAAGACGCATCGGCAGCGTTCGAGGGGGCGATGGGTGGGTTCGTCGGCGACCGTTTCACAAGATGCGAAGATCCGGCTTGCGATTGCCCCATTGAGATCGCGAGCGTCGAAGTGCGACCTTTGGAGCAAAGCCGATGACGGTCTATGTCGACGACGTGCGCAACCCGTTCGGCCGCATGGTCATGTGTCATATGTGGGCGGATACGCTAGACGAGCTTCTGGCGATGGCGGACCGCATCGGCGTGGCTCGCAAATGGCTACAGGAGCCGCCGAAAGCGTCCTGGGTACATTTCGATATCTCGCTCACAAAGAAGACGAAGGCGGTCGCGCTGGGCGCCGTCGTCACCGATATGTTCGGTCCGGCCGAGCACGTCGCGCGCCAGGTTGGAAACCTGCGCATGGTGGACTCGATCATCGTCGCGCGAAAGAGGCGCGGCCTGCCGTTGAATGGCATTCTCGTCGCGCACGAGCAGCCGCGTCTGTTTTGAAACAGGCGGAAGTTTCAGCCTCGGCGCACGCGATGGCGCGCAGTGATCTCGTTGTTGCCTGCGCTCTCCGGAATTGGAGGGGGCGTTAAGCCGTCGTGTTCGAATTTAATTCGCGCATAGACGTCCGCTTGGCAGCTCAATAGCGCGCGTTTTCCATCACGGAAGGCAACGGCGAAATGGACTTGCGATTTTTTCCCGGCGACCGCACCCGCAATGAGCCCGGCACCGCCGAGCAGTAGACCGCCGAGCATTGCGGCACCTACCGAGTTGGCCTGCCCTTGGTCAGTGCCGACAATTTCTATGTTGGCGATCTCTCCGAGGTGATACTTGACGAACTTCGACCACGTCACGGGCAGGTAAATGTCGCCCTTTTTTAAGCAGCCTTCCGACTTGTAAAAATCGCCCGTGATCACCTTCAACGCCTCCGCAAAAACAGGGCGGGTCACGAAAGGGCGCGATGGTGCGGATTCCTTCGCACGGGAGGGCGTTCTGCCGTTTTGGCTTTGAACGAAGACATCTTCATTCAGCCATTCGGAGACACGTTGCGAAAACGACTTGGTTCCTGACATGGCGCAAACTCGCGTTGTGCTTTGAGCGTGCATAATCCAACGGTCGCTTTAAATCCGGATGAACAAACGATTGAAAATTTACTCGCGGACGTCGTGATCTGCGACGGCGGGACCGCCTCAACTCTGCCGCGGGAAAAGTGGAAGAGGGCTCGGCGGCGCTTCGGCGCGGATACAACTGCCGCAAGTAGGGCGCATAAAGACAACTTACCGAAACTTCAAAGAAAGTTGTACGATTTCGATTATGCTCGATATGGCTCCGCCTCGCCGGGATGTCCACCGGCGTAATTAAGGTGGGGAATTGCCACGTGTTAGATAAGTACGACTTGCGTAAAGAAATCGGCCGAGCAGCCAGGAGAATTGAGGCCGCATCGTCTGCTACGGCATTTAACGACGACCCTCATGTTATAGCTTTGATCTATCGTTGGCGCAGGTTGTCGCGCGTCGCGGCTCGCGCCCTAGACCAGCTCGAGCGAGCAATCGAAACTCGCCGCACCGCTGCGACGGCCGAAGACCGAAAATTCATTCAGAAGGTCCGATCGGAGAATCCCGATCTCTTGATGATCGGGGAAGGTGAAGACGAGCCGCTGCCCCTGCTATGCATGGTGACAGGGCTCGCCGTCATGGCAAACGACCGCGTTTTCGGCAATCCGGAAACCGGATATGTCGTGCTGAAGCAGGCGCTGCGCGTCATGCGCGCGATATAGGGCCGTCTATAGGCGGCCGGTCGTGGGTCTGGCCGCCTATCAGGAACGCGGGCGAGAACCGGCGCGCTGGGCGCAGCGCCGGTGCATCAGGCGGCTTCGAGTTCTTTCCGGGCCTTCCACAGATCATATTGCACCTGACGGGTGAGCCAGAACTCGGCGGAACCGCCGATCACACGCTCGAGCCGCAACGCCATCTGTGCCGTGATAGCCGTCTTTCCGTCGAGCAGATCGTAAAGCGCCCGGCGGCTGATGCCCAAGCGCTCGGCGATTGCGGTCTTGGAGTCGTCCATAGCGTCGAGCGCGACGGCGATCGAAACGCCGGGATGCGGCAAGGGAAAATCCGGATGCGGCCCCGTCTTCGCTGTTGCTTTGCTCATGGCCTTCGTTCCTCTCAATGGTAGTCGATATAATCGACATCGACTGCGTCTGCACCGTCTTTCGACCAAGCGAATGTAATCCGCCAGTTTTTGTTGACCGTGACCGCGTAGCGCTTCGGCTTGCCTTGCAGGCCGTGAAATTTGTAGCCGGGATTATTCATGTCTTCTGGCTGCTTCGCGGCGTCGAGATCGGCGAGGATCAGAGCGATTCTCTCGACGTGCTCGACCTTAAGGCCACGGGCATCGGCGTCGAACCAGAACCGTTTCAGCGCCCGAGATGTAAAATTCTTGATCATTTGCCGTCCTCAACCCGATGCATGATATGTAAAGCGTCGCTATACAAATGTAAAGTGTTATTTTACAAAATGGGCGAGGAAATCGGCGATGGTTCGGGGCTCAATCGTCAGAAATTCAAAAAATCGCAAACTGAACAGAATGCTTGACTTAGGCCGCGTTCAGCCCGGCCAGCGCGGGCGCGTCTTCGGCGTCATAGCTTCGCCGCCGAACTTCTTCTGAAACGCTTCCGCGTGCTCGACCTCGGCGAAGCACCACGCGTACCAATACTTGCCGTCGCGCACGAACGCTTGCTGCAGGGGGCACAGCGTGAGGTTCTTGCAGAACGCATGAACGCGATCGAGGTTTTTCCCTGTCGTTGCGTGCTCGGGCAGCGCGATCTGGTGCGGCCACCCTTGATCTATTCTGAAGCGGCTCAATTCACCTTTACGTCGGGCCATGTTTCGTCCCTCCAAATGCCATAGGTGATAATGCGCAAGGATTGCGCTTAAATGAGTTGAAACGTCGGGGATTGCCGCTAAAGATTGCGCATTCAGATTGGAACGCGGAAATATTTCATTTGCAACCCGCAGAATACCGAGCCGCGATTAAATCGCTCGGATTTACGCAAAAAGGATTTGCCGAACTGCTCGGCGCTGCGCCACGAACGGGCCAATATTGGGCGCGCGTGGCGGTTCCCGCCGCGGTTGCCTTTGCGGTGCGGATGTTTCAGAAGCGCCCAGAATTGCGCGACGTCGGCCGAGAAATCGCAGGCGAACGTGGGGTTTTTCGGAGAGCGAAGCAATGACCGACGAAGAAATTCTGGTCGCGGCAAAGCAATTGCGTGCAGTCGCAGCACCGGTCGGGCCGGCGCATGGGCTATGGGATCTGATCTTTGACGCGGAGGCCATCGCTCGGGGCGAGCAATCACTGCTTCCGCGGCATGTCGTTGAACCGATGCTGCAGCGCGAGCTTGAAAAGCTAAACGAGGTCAGGCGCTGATGGCGGGCACTACTTACCAAATCAAACTGACAGCCGAAGCGCCCGCGCTGACGGCTTTGGTGCGTGCTCTTGTGCTGATCCGAAAAATCAGCGCAACACGCAATCGTTTGGGGAGTGAAGAGGAAAAAGCGAGATGACGCCGGAGCAAGCCGCCGAGATCATCCTGCGCATTTTTGTGGCGCGGAACGTGGGCACAAACGAGATTCAACCGTTCGGGGCCATCAACTTCGATTTCGTGAGGCATGAGGGCCGAACACCCGAGCAATTCGAAGATGGATGGCAATTCGGCGTTCTTGAGGGTTGGTGGACGCAAAGCGGCTCAATGGCCATTCTTACGGCGCGGGGCGCCAACGCTGTTCGCCGTCTTACCTAGACAAGGTACTACCCCGCAAAAAAAGGCGGGCAAAATTTCGGATGAAATTGAAAACAGTGGGGAGACTGGGGACGTGAAGAAAGCAATCGCAGGCATCGCAGTCGCGTTGGCAGCCATGACGGCACCTGCGTCGGCAGATTGGATACACCAGAAAAGCGAGGACCCGTTCAACGGCGATCAACATATAGCGCTGGGCGCAGACTTCAGCGGCTTCACGGTGGCGTTCCGATGCACGAGCCAGCAGGACGTGACGTTGATGCTCATCATGCCGGACAAGCCCGATCCTGTCATGATCCTGGGCTTAAATACGCTTGGGCCGAAAATCGCCGTCATCGTCGATGACCAGCCGAAAGTTGAATTCGAAGCCGAAGCGGACCAGACGCCGGATGGCGATAATCTCCGCTTCGAAGCAAAGAACGAGAGCATTGCAAACGTGGCGGCTTCTGTTGCGGGTGCGTCGCGTCGCGTCGCAGTAGCGGGGGTGATCAATGGAAAGGCGGCGGAAACCCACACGTTCGACGTTGACGGCTCGACACGGGCGGTGAGCGCTTTGATTAAGGGCTGCAACTTAAAGCCGGAGGACGACACACCAGAGGCGTCAAAGTCTGACGACAAATCGGACGGAGACAGCCTCTACAACGACATTATGAAGTCGAAATGAGCAAACCTTCCGGCGCTGGGCTTGGTACGTAAAAACCTGACGTAGGAGAGTTGAAAGGAACAGCATGCACAGCCCTGACGAACTTCGCATTACGCTTTCGAAAGATGATTTGTCTCTCGTTGAGGGCCTGAAAAAGGCGGCCAACACGACGCCTGCTTTTGCGCCAGCCGATTTTGTCAGACACTTCGATTTATTCGAAATTCAGCACGAGTGGTTGCTCAAAAGGTTCGAAGCGCGGCCGGTCTGGGGCGATCGGGAGCCCGAGATCGATGTAGTGTTGGTTAGAGTGCCGCGAACCAGACCGATAAACCTCGGCGTCGTCGTGGTCACTGACGAGCCTCAAAACGAGGGGGCGGAAAAATTGACATGACCCGCAAGACAACCACGATGACGATCAAGATGGGCGATGGAACCACGCACGAGATCCCCGCGGTCGAATGCGAGAGGTGCGATGGCACCGGCATCCTGGGCGCCGATATGTCTGCCCAAGTCCGCAGGATCGACCCGCAAACGAACGAAACAACCGACGAGACGGTCACGATGAAAAAGGGCGATCGGTGTTGCTTCTGCCTAGGTCGAGGAAAGGTCGGCGTCGCTGGGGGCGCGCCAGCGCCAGTAAGTCCGAGCACGGTTCATTGATCGAAGCGCCGGGCGCTGGGCTTGGTACGTCGGATGTAGGAGACTAACGATGAAAATTCCTGAGACGAAGCGCAAATGGTCGTCGCCTGAAATCGAGGCGTCATTCAACGATCTTTGTCAGAGGATAGGAGAGCTATTTACGGAAGCCGACAGTCCCGAACTTCCGCCTGAAGGCCGCAGCGAGCGCATTAGCGAGGCATTCGAGGTAACCGAGAAATTGAGAGCGGAGGCGGCAAGGCTGTTTGACCGTCATTCGTGGCTTGTCGCTGTCTCTGAACCTGCTAACGGCGGAGAAAAATCGACATGACCCTCATTAATGCGAGGCCCGGTTCGAAAACGCGGCCTGCGCAACTTCAACTCAGCGACGGCCGCGACGTGTGGCTTACAATGATGGCCCTTGGCGATGGGTCGGTAGGAATAAAGGTCGGCAATGACGGTCTGCACGTCGACAGTGCCTCGTTTCGTGAATTCGCATCGTGGGTCGCAATGGTCGCGCTTCAGCAAGACCCAATGTCGATAGCTCAAAGCGACGAGAAAAACCGGACATGAGTTCGCCTTCTCGCCCGTGCAAGGCAATGGTGTCGGCGTTTGGTGAACCTTGCGGGAATTGCCCGACCTGTCGTCGATACGCGTCCGTGCGGCGGCATTTGCTGGAGGGAGGTTCGATTTCCGGGGTAGCTCCTGAACTCAATGTAACTGCAAAGCGCGCCCGGCAGATCGTGCTCAAATGGGCAAAGCTCCGCGCGACGCTCGAGGATTTGAATGCGATCGTCGACGCCAGACAGCGCACGAACGCAGCGCCTTACCCTTGGATTGCCGAATTGATAAAAGCGAAAGCTGACGGGACAAGGGTCGATGAATGAGCGCTGACATCTACGTCGTTTGCGAAAATTTCTTCGCGCACCGGGACGGCCAGCCGTTCGAGCGACACTCGGCGGCACTTGCCAATGGAAATCCGCGCGAGACGTTGCAGCAGATGAAACGGGCGGCGGGCCAGCACGGCGTCCGCCTCAAATTCGTGACGCTCAAGCGCAGTCTTGACGCCGTGGGCGCCTGGGCAGAAGCTGCCCGGACGCTCGTGCTGGTCGACGCAATCGGAGGCGATGGCAGGTCATGACAGAAGCACCACAACTTAAAACGCCGCGCGACGCTCACCGCGAAGCGACGCAAGTCATCGCGCGCGCTCTTGAGCGAATGGGGCGGATGGACCCCGACGATTCCCTCAAATTTCAGATTTACGCCATCGTCGATCGCGTGCGGTCCGGTGACATTGAAAGCGCCACATTCCGGCTGATCGACGGCGAATTGAATGTCGATATGGTGCAGAAAGTCGAATGTCCGGTGGACCCAATAAAATTGAAATTGGTGCGCGATCGGAACGGCTATCCGTCGCTCGAATTGACCCCGGAAAACGCGGCGAATGACGATTTAGAAAGCGAAGGCGGAAAAAGTTAGAAAAAACAGAGATACCCCACTTCCCACTTTCGCGCGAATCTGCTCGAATCAAATCTATCGTCGCCAGACGTATGAGTTAACCCGGCCGGACCGCTCCGAGCCGGGTTTTTTCGCGCCCGAATGATCCGGCAAGGCTACACCCGCAATGCTCCCCCGTAGAGCCGCAGAGCCAATGCCGCGAAGAAATCGGAAGCGAACATCGTCAAAGGCGATGCGGACTTAGATTTCGCAAAATGGCCACACAGTGCAGGAGGCCGTCATGTAACCGCCACCACGAGTGAGCGCGTTATTGAGAGAGTTTGGTTTGAATTCCTGGCGAACGGGAAGTGTTGAGGCGGAGTAGCGCGAAAGCGAAACGTGGAGCGACCCAAGTAGGCTTGCCGATCGGCGAAGATCGGCCCCTAGCCGGGCGGGGAATGCCCGGCACCAATTCAGTTTCCGAGCGTTCGGCGTAACGCGAGGAAAAGAGCGGGATCGGTCGTCGCGTGGCGGCCTTAGCCGCCAATTCCGGCCGATCCCGTTTATGCAGAAAAGCGCCGAATAATTTTCGTGGAATTGCGCAGTCAACAAAATCGGAAAGCACCTCGCAATGGCGACGATCTCTATAAGCTGGACCGGAAACGGCCTGCAGCGTTTGACCGTCGCTGCCGAGCATCTTGAAGATGACGGCAAGCGCCACACAGCATTCCGCCGTGCGATCAATCATACCGGCGACAAGGCCTTCACGCGCGTCAAGCGCTCGCTTTCGAAAGAGATCGGCACAACGCAGTCGATCATCATGAAATACGGGCACATCAAGAAATACCGCGCGTCCGGGGGTGGTCTGCGTTTCGAGATCGTGTCGCGTGGCGGCCCAATTCCAATCAAAAATTTTAGGGCAAGACAGGGGGGAGCGGGCGTTTCAGCTTCACCTTGGAACAATCGCAAACTGTACCGGCATGCGTTCATCGTGCCCTCGCTGGGCGGCCATGTCTTCTGGCGAACGGGCGGATCGAAGCGCCTGCCCATTGAGCGCATCGCTGGCCCGAACGTGCCAAAGGAAATGGTGAAAGAGCACGTCGCGCACGCCTTTTCTTCGCTCGTCGCGTCCGATCTGCCGCCGCGATTGGCGCACGAGATCCGCGTTTTGACCGATGGCACCGTCACCTAGCTCGATGCGTGCACCCCCATGCCGCGTGCAACCTTAGGGACCGTACAGGCCGCGCCGGCCGTGCGGCGCGGCGGCGGCCCGGTTTTCGCTCATTTGCGGTTTTCGAAAATCGCCACTTCGGATTCGGAAAAATGCAACCAGAACAACCAAAGGCCTCGGTGACGTTGGAGGCCCTGACGGATGTTCTAGGGATTACGATGCACGCCGCAAAAAAGCTTGTGAAACAAAAGCTTTTTCAAAAGGTGCAGCGTGGCCGATACGACTTGGCAGCATCGGTGCAGACCTACATCCGAACGGTTGTCGAAACCGAAGTGAGGGGGGCGCTCGACGCGGCGAAAGTCGACGACGAGGTTTCTGTCACGGATCTCGGCAAAGTTCTCGGCGTCGGCGAGCGTTGGGTCCAGCAGTTGGACGCGCAAGGCATTCTGACGAAATCGGCGCGCGGCCGATATCCGCTCGCTGCGTCGGTGCAGGCCTATACGCTATTCAAGGTCGAGTCCGAAGTTGCGCGAGCCATCCCTGAGGAAACATCGGCGGGCGAGCGCGTGAAAGCCGAACGGGCTCGCAAGCTCAAGCTTGAGAACGACGAAAGGGAATTGCTGCTGGTGGCGATGCCGGAAGCACTGACCGCGCTGGACGTCATCGTCGGGCCGCTGAAGGCGGGCCTTGCGGGCGTCCCGGCGCGCGTGACGGACGACATCGCGGAACGCCGGCGGATCGAAGATGCAATCGAGGTCGTCCTTAAGGATCTCGCCAAGCGGCTTGAACAAGCTGGCGACGCTATGCGACAGGGCCGCGACCCTTATTCGGCCGTCGAAGCGGCAGACGGCTGACGCCTGGGCGTTCGAAAACCGCATCTACCCGCCGAGCATGGATCGGCCGGGGCCACGTGATCCGAGGCTGACGCCTTACGTCATTGATTTCGAGCGCGCCTTTGAGGACCCGCGCTATTCGACCGTCACGCTCGTTTGTGGCTCGCAGATGGGTAAGTCGGAAACGGTGCTCGACGTGCTCGGGCATCGCTTCGATCAGCGGCCGACGCCTTCGCTCTACGTCGGGCCGAGCCAAGATTTCATCGTTGATGAAATCGAGCCGCGCGTGATGGACCTCATCAACAACGCGCCGACGTTGCAACAGAAGCTGGCGCGCGGAAAGAAGAACAAGCGGTTCCGCAAAGTCATCGGCGGCGTGCCGCTCAAGTTCGCATGGGCCGGGTCCGCGACGCAGTTGTCGGGCACGACGGCGGGCCTTGTGATCGTCGACGAATATGATCGCATGATGGGCAACGTCAAAGGCGAGGGCGATCCTCTCGTTCTGACGAAGGCTCGCGGCTTCACGTTTCGCGACCGCAAGTACGGCGTCACCTCAACGCCGCTCGTCGGCAACGTCGACGTCCTGAAGGACGCCAACTCAGGCTTAGAGTTCTGGAAACGCATGCCGCCCGAGGACATTGAAAGCCCGGTCTGGAAGCTTTTTCAGAGCGGCACGATGTATCATTTCGCGTGGCCCTGCCCGCACTGCGCTGAATTCTTCATTCCGCGCTTTAAGCAGCTCGCGATCGACGACAAGTGGTCGGCGTCCGAAGCGCTCGAAAACGCTTACGTCACCTGTCCGCGCTGTGGCGGCGTCATCGAGAACGATCATAAGGCGGACATGAACGCGCGCGGCGTCTACGTTGCGCCGGGACAGCGCGTCGACCCTGACGGCACCGTTATCGGTTTGCCGCCGCGATCGCCGACAATATCTTTCTGGGCATCGGGCTTGTGCTCGCCGTTCGTGACATTCGGCGAACGCGCCGCGGCTTACGTCGAGGCGAAGCACTCGGGCGACCAGGAGAAGCTGCAAGGTGTCATCAACACCGGCTTTGGCGAACTATGGTCGCCGGGCGGTGGCGATGCGCCGGAGTCGACGGAGCTCAAACGGCTCATCGTTCCCTACAAGCTCGGGGATCTCCCGGCGGGCTTGGTGCATCTGACGGCCGGCGTCGACGTACAGAAGAACCGGCTGGTCTATGCCATCCGGGGCTGGGGCGCGCGATCGACGAGTTGGCTAATCGAACGCGGCGAGCTTTACGGCGAGACGCACGAAGAAGAAGTTTGGAGCGATCTTTCGGATCTGTTGCAAACGCCGATCCACGGCATGTTGATCCGGCTCGCATTGGTCGACTCGGGCTTTCGTCCGGGCAAAGAATTCGGCGTCCCGGTCAACCGCGTCTATGAATTCTGCCGCCGCCATGCGCGGATCGCGCGCCCGTCGAAGGGCCGCGCGACGCAGCTTATGCCGGTGAAGAAGTCGAAAATCGACGTGACGCCAAAAGGCGATCCGCGAAAGTATTCGCTCGAACTGACGCTCATCAACACCGATTGGGCCAAGAGCTTCGTTCACGAACACATCCGCTATCCGATTGACGCGGCCGGCGCGTGGCTTCTGCCAGAGGATATCGACGATGGCTACCTTGATCAGATCGTCTCGGAATCGCGCGTTAAGCGGCCATCGGGACAGGTGCAATGGATTCAGCGCAGCCGGGAAAATCACTTTCTCGATTGCGAGGCATTGAACGCTGCGGCGGGCCACCTCTTGAACGTCCAGCGCATTCGCGAAGGTCGCGGGCTTCGCGAAGCGCTTTCGTCGGGCCACGGCGACGCCGCTCCGCTTGAAGATGACAAGGTTACGGTCGAGACGACCGAGCCGCCAGAGCGCGAGCGCTTACCGAATCCGCTGCCGGGATCGAGATCGGCAGCACGTACCGCCGCTACACCTCCGCGGCGAAGAACATGGGCCGAGATTTCGGCGCTTCTGAACAAGTAGGATCGACATGGCTTATGCCGGCGAGATCAGCGGTTCCGCGCCACTAGCGGGCCGTTTCAAATCCGCGATCAACAGTATCGCGACGCGCCTCGTTTCGCAGTCGCAGGCCGTGGCGCGCGCGACGCGGGCCGCGCCTGTTGCACGATACATGCGCGACTCGTCGGCGGGCTTCCTGTCCTCGTGGCAGCCGGCGCTGCGCGATGCGCGCGACGATGTTCGCGTCAGTTGGCGTAAGGCCGCCGCGCGCACGATCGATAGCCTGCAGAACTCTGGCTGGCTCGCCGGTGCGATCACGCAGGCCTCCGCCGACACCATAGGCACCGGCCTTCGCCTCAATGCCAAGCCCGATATTGAATCCCTGGGTTGGAACGATGAATTCGCGCACCAATGGTGCCGCCGCGTCGAACGCCGCTGGCGCATCTGGTCGAACAATCCGCTCGAATGCGACGCGCGCGGGAAGCTGACGGTCGCCGACATGACCGATGCGGCGATCATGCAGCATTTTGCGTTCGGAGAGGTGACGGCGTTGCTTCCCGCCATCAGCCGGCCGGAAAGTCAGTCGTCGACCAAGGTCATGATGTTTTCACCGCACCGCATGGCGGATACGACTGAAGAACTCGGGCGGCTGTTTCATGGCGTGCGCACCGACGCCAACGGTTTGCCGACGGCCTATCGTGTTCTCCGCCGCACACCGCTCGGCGCCGACGAGGAAATCGAGATCAAGGCACGGTCGTCAAAAGGCCGCCAGCAGGTCATTCACATCTTTGACGGCACCCCCGACCAAATCCGCGGGATCTCGCCAATGACGCCGGTGCTCAAAGTGCTGCGTCAGTACGATCAGCTTGCCGACGCGACGCTGACGACGGCTCTGATCCAAACGATCATTGCCGCAACGCTGAAGTCTCCGAATTTGAGCGGCGAAGCGTTCGAAGGCTTGCAGGGAACGGCCGAGGCTTCCGGCGGTTCGGATCTGCCGGTGTCGGAGGAAGTGCAGGCCTACATGCTCGCGCGCGCGGCGTGGTGGCAGAACAAGTCAATCGACCTAGGCGTCCACGGCAAGGTGCAAAGCCTGTTTCCCGGCGAGGAATTCCAGCTTCACAGCGCCAAACATCCGTCCGACACCTATCTGCCGTTCTCGAAAAACCTCTTGCGCGAGGTCGCGCGCTGCATCGGCACGACCTACGAAGCGATGACCGGCGATTACGAGGGCGCGACCTATTCGAGTGTCCGCATGGGCACGGCGTCGATCTGGTTTGTCACGATGCGGCGTCGCCAGCGCATCGCCATTCCCTTCGTACATTCGATCTATTCGACGTGGCTCGACGAGGAAATCCGCGAAGGGCGCATCGAGTTTCCGGGCGGCTATGAGCGTTTCCGCGCCATGCGCAATGAAACGGTGCAGGCCGAATGGTTCGGACCGGCAAAGCCGACCGCCGACGATTTCAAGACGGCGCGCGCGCAGTCCGAACGCCTCACGAATGGAACGACCTCACTCGCCTATGAGTGCGCCGAGTACGGTCTCGATCCCGAGACGGTCATGGAACAGCGCTCGCACGACCGCAAATTGGCCGAGCGCTACGGCCTGCCTGATCCTTATCCGCCGCGGCTTCCCGTCGGCGAAGCGGCCGAGCCGCCCGAGGATGACGACAATCAGAAGACGCCGCCGAAGCGGCTCAATTAACGGAGTGCGCGATGGCCGTCGAATGGGATGCCCTCGACTACAGCGATCCGGCTGCCCTGCTCGAAAAGCTGCAGCCGCTCTATTACCGGCTGCTTGCGGGCGACGGCGAAGAAGAAATCGAAGGCACCGACCGTCGCCGCGTTCGCTTCCACAAGCCAGATATCCCGCGTCTTGAGCGGCTGATCGCGGTGTTGAAAGCCGACGTCGCCGGCAAACGCAAACGCTTTGCCCTCGTCGGGCGCATGAGGTGAACACATGAACGTGCTGGTCGATGGTGAGATCGTGCTCTACGGCACGGTCGGCGATAGCTATTGGAGCGACGGCTTTTCGTCGATGGACGTCATCGAGGCGCTCGCCTCGCTCGGCCGCGACAGCGACGTGACGGTTCGCATCAATTCAGGCGGCGGCGTCGCCTGGGAAGGCGCTGCGATCTTTAACGCCTTGAACGCGCATCGCGGCAAGGTGACGGTCTACATCGATGCGATCGCGGCGTCGGCCGCGTCGATCATCGCAATGGCAGGCGACGAGGTCGTCATGCGGGTCGGATCCCTGATGATGATCCACGACCCGTCGACGATCACTTACGGCGACGCTGCCGATCACCAGAAATCAATCGAGGTTCTGAGCAAGCTCGCTGCGCAAATGGCGTCGATTTACGCCGAGAAGACCGGCGAAAGCGCGGAAGCGATGCGCGAGGTCATGCGCGTCGAGACGTGGCTGACGGCCGACGAGGCCGTCGCTCAGAAGTTCGCCGACAAGTCGGACCAGGCGCAGGCCGAAGAAGTGACGGCCTTCGATTATCGCGTCTATGCGCACGCGCCCGCCCAGCTCACCGCGCTCGCCAGCGAGCGCAATTGGAAGCCAAAGCAAAAGGAACCCGCAATGTCCGACAAGAAAGCGAAGCCAACTGCTTCGGCTGAGGAAACCCCGGCGGCCAATCCGTCAACGGAACCGGCGGAAAAGGAAACGCCCGCGGCCGATCCGTCAACCGATCAGTCGCCTGCGAATGCGGACGCCCGCGCGACCGAGCGCAAGCGCATTGCCGCTATTTTGCAGGCGCCCGAGGCAAAAGGACGGGAGCAGCTCGCCGCGCACTTTGCTTATGAGACCGATTTTGCGCCGGCCGCCGCCATCGCCGCCATGGCGACCGCGCCGACGGCATCGGCGACTGAACCTGCGCGTGCTTCGGCTCCCGGCACCGTGATCGCGGGCCTTGAACTCGCCGCACCCGTCGCGAGCGCCAAGAAAGACGCTCCCGCGCTCGATCACACCGCGATCTACGCCGCGCGCCGCTAACGCGGACCGGATTTTCACGGCCCAACGTCACCAAAAACGGAGGCACTAAACCATGACGACACTGACCGAAGGCCGTCACACGGCCGAGTATCTGTTGAGCGAGGCCGAGGGCCACCGCTCGCGCGACAACATCAAGATCGCCAGCGGCGCTGGCGTCGTCGATCCGGGCACGGTGCTCGGTAAGATCACCGCGTCCGGCAAATACGTGCCGCATGCGCCGACCGCAACCGACGGCTCGCAGACCGCCGTGGCGATCAATTACGCACGCGTCGACGCCACCACGGCCGACGTTGTCGCCGCCGCTCACACGCGCGACTGCGAAGTCCGGGCGGATGCGCTCGTGTTGAATGTTGCCACCGATACGGACGCCGAGAAGGCAGCCGTCTTCGCGTCGCTCGCCAGCGTCGGCATCGTCGTTCGCTAATCCCTGCATTGCCGGGCCGTGCATTGCGCGGCCTCGGCCCTGACGGGCCTGCCGCCCGCAACCTCACCCGGCAAAATGGAGATCCCTGCCAATGGCTACACTCGATATTTTCAACAACGATGCGTTCTCGCTCATCGAAATGACCGCGAAGGTCAACAAGCTCCCGTACGTTCCGGGTCAGGTTTCTGCGACGAAGTTGTTCGAAGAAGCCGGCGTCGCGACGCGGACAATCGTCGTCGAAAGCCGCGACGGAAAACTCTCTCTGGTTGAGCCGTCTCCGCGCGGCGGCCCCGGTGAAAACGTCGCTAAGGACAAGTCCGAGCTGCGACCCTTCACCATCCCGCACTACCAGCGCGACGACGCCGTGATGGCGGACGAAGTCGACGGCGTCCGCTCATTCGGCACCGAAGACGAGGTTCAGACGGTCGAGGGCATCGTCAACGACAAGATGGCCCGGCATACGCGCGATCTCGACGCGACGCTGGAATTCAGCCGCGTCGGCGCAATCAAGGGCATCGTCATGTCGAAGGGCGGTCAGACGCTCGCCGATCTCTATCAGTCGTTCGGCATCGCCGCTGCGGCCGATTACAATTTCGCGCTCGACAACACGAACACGATCGTGCGCCAGCAGGCCGAGCAGTTGGTCATTCAGATCGAAGACGAACTGGACGCACCTTATTCCGGCATTCATGCGTTCTGCGGAAAGAACTTCTGGCAGGCTCTCGTCAACCACAAGAGCGTCCGCGAGACGTTCCTCTACGCGCAGAAAGTGGCCGAGAACCTCGGTCGGACGTTGAATACGTTCGACGTCGGCGGCATCACGTTCGAGCGTTACCGCACCGGCAAGAAGGCGACGGCAGCCGCCGGCGCAGCCTTCATCGGCGACAACGAGTGCCGCGTGGTGCCGATGGGCGTTCCGGAACTGTTTATCACCCGGTTCGCGCCGGGCGATTACATCGAAACGGTCAACACGAAAGGCCTGCCGCGCTACGCCAAGCAGATCCGGATGCGCAACGACAAGGGTGTCGAGATCGAGATCCAGTCGAACCACATCTCGATCTGCACGCAGCCCAACGTGCTGCGCAAGGGCGTCTTGAGCGCCTAAGCGCCGCCGTCATGGTAGATCGCTGGAAAGACCGCCTGGGCCGCGTGGACCGGGCGGTCGACCGCGTTATGAGCGAGGAAATCGTCATAACGCCGATGCTTCCCGCCGATTACGCCACGCCCGCGCGCGACGCGGCGCGCCCGACCATCAAAACGATCGGACTTCTTCATGTCGATCGCGACGAAAACGATATCGGCGGTAATTCCCGCCACGTCCGCAACGCACGGGTCCGTGTTTCGCCCACGCGCCTCGAAATTACGAAATCCATCCTGCCGCCCGGCGCCGACATTCGGGAAAACGATCTCGTCGACGCGACCGACAAGGGCGAGCACTACAAAGTCGACTGGATCGACCGGCAGCACCCCGGCCGCCTCGTCCTGATGCTCTCTAGCCTTGAGTGAACCATGAGCCTTTCCCGCCTCGCCCTCAGAATTGCGACCGTCCAGGCCCTGCGCGGGCGCACGTTCGCCGGTGAAATGGTCCGCGACAGCGAGATCGGGCCGATCGACGAGTCGGTTGAAGGCGCGGAGGTGCCGTTCATTGTCGTCTATACCGACGAAAGCAACGCCGACACCGACGTGCCGAACGAAGAAACGAGCCTTTTTGGCCGCTGCACGTCCATCGATCTGACCATTGAAATGGCCGTCACGTCGCGCATGAAGGGCGGCTGGGGCATTCCGTCGACCGATGCGGGCTTCGAAATTACGGTCGACGCCATCGAACGGCAAATCCGCACCGCGCTTTCCGATCCCGATAGCGCCTGGGCGGAGTTTTGGCGGTTGCTCGTGCGCGAAAAGAAGTCCGATAAGTCGTCGCGCGGGGCATCCGACCGCAAGGGCGTGCGCTTTGCCGGCCGTCAGATCGTCTTGACGGTCGACGTCACCCCGGAACCGACGCCGGGCGCGCCGTTGCGGAACATCTGGCTGAAATTTGTCGATCTGCTTTCGGCAGACGATCAGCTTAAGACGCAAAAGGACCTGTTCGTTGCACTCGCGACCGGCGGCGCGACGGATTGGAGTGAATTTAAGCGGCTGCGCTCCGCTCTCGGTCTGTCGCAGAGCATGGCCGGGGCGCTTCGCCTGGGACCGCTGCCGACAATCGCTCCGGACGCGCCAAACTTCGCAGCCGACGTCAAAACCGACGTCGACGATCAGGTATCGGTGCCGGAAGGCTACGTTCCGCTGGGGGCGCAATGAATACGCTCGCCGATATATTCGCCGATCACCGCCACCGCCTCGAAGAACTTGAACGACGGATGGAATTTCGCGAGTGGACGGGGAAAATATCGGACGTCGACGTTCAAAAAGGCCTCGCCCGCGTGCAATTCGACGTCGACGAGGAAACAGGCCAACCGTTCAAGTCGCCGTGGGTGCCTTGGAAAGAGCTTGCGATGGGCGGCATCAAAACGCATTTCCCGCCCGTCGTCGGCGAGCAGGTGAAATTCGTTTCGCAGTCCGGCGATATCACCGACGGTTACATCGATTTCTCGATCCCGTCGAACGACAACAAGCGGCCTCACGACAAGGCAAACGAGGCCGTGATCGCGATCGGCAACACGCGCCTGCTGATGACCGGCGACAAAACCACAATCACGTCCGCAACGATCGTGCTCGAAGGTGACGTTCACCTCGGCGGGGAAGGCGGACAGCTTGTTCACCGCAAAGGCGACGTCGATAGCGCAGGCGACGTTGCCGAAACGTCCGCGACGAAGGTCTACGCAGTCTAACAGGAGCACCACATGGCGAAGCCCGCACCAGCACCCGCAAAGCCGGAAAAGCAGCTTTACGAATTCACCGAGGATTCGTGGTTCAACAACACGTTTTACCGCAAGGGCCAGCAGAAGAAGTTCTATCCGGCGCAGGTGCAGTTCCAATTGCACGCTATGAAGCTCGTCGCGCCTGAAATGACTTCACAGAGCTAACCGTGGCGGACAGCATCGGCATGGACCGGCGGACGGGCCGAGTCCTCATCGATTGGGCGCATGTCTGCCAGTCCATCGCCGACATTCTCACCACGTACAAGCTCACGCGCGTCATGCGCCGCGACTACGGCTCGGACAATCCGCTTCTGGTCGACAAGCCGATGACGGACGCGTCGCTGATTAAGTTCTACGTCGCGACTGCTGATGCACTCGATCGTTGGGAGCCGCGTTTTGCGCTCGATACTGTGTATTTCACAGCGGCGAGTCGCGACGGCCAGACGACTTTGCGCCTTGATGGCACCTATCTGCCGCGCGGCCACCTTGGCGACCGCACGCCGGCGACGATCCCCGATCGGTCGGTGACATTGCTTCTCGTTGACGACGGTTGGATCCCCGCAACATGACCCGATTTGCCGCGACTGCTATCAATCTGTCCGAACTCGGTCCACCTCCAGTCGTCGAAGTACTCGCTTTCGAAGACATTCTGGCAGAAGTGAAAGCGGATCTCGTTTCGCGCTGGCCGGATTTCAACGTCGGCACGCTCGAAAGCGATCCCGTTGTGAAGGTTCTGGAAGTGCTCGCCTATCGCGAAATCGCGTTGCGCGCACGCGTGAATGATGCCGCCCGCGCCGTGATGCTTTCGGAATCGAAGGGCGGCGATCTCGATCACCTGGGGCTGTACTACGGCGTCGTTCGCCTCGATGGCGAAACCGATGACGAATTGCTGCGCACGCGCATTCAGGAGGCACCCGAAGCCTTCAGTTCGGCCGGGCCGCGCGGCGCCTACATCTTCCATGCGCGCTCGGCATCGTCCGATGTGATCGACGCCGACGCTGTCAAATACGTCGATAGCCTCGGCCGCGTGCAAATTCACGTCTTCGTTCTGGTCCGCACGGGGGCCGACGTCGACGCAGTGTTGCAGTTGGTGCGGACGCGGCTTGCCCAGGAGAACGTCGGGCCGTTGACCGACGATGTGCTGACGCTCGCGGCTACGCCGATCAATTTCAACGTCGAGGCGGTGCTCGAAATCGGGCGCGGTCCGTCGCCATCGGTCGTCGTCCAGAACGCCCAGACGGCGCTGACGAAGTACATCGCCGATCGGCGCAAGATCGGTCTTAGAGCTACGACGTCGGGAATTTCTGCGGCGCTGACGGTGGGCGGCGTTGAAAAGGTGCGGCTGGCATCCCCAACCGCCGATATCACCCCGCCTGACGGCGGCTTTCCCGAAGCCGTGACGATCACGATCACGAGCGAGGTCATCGGATGACGGACATTCCGCGCGCACTTCACCTGCTGCCGGAGACGTCAACCGACTTCGAGAAGGCACTGAGCGCTACGACTGCGCGCATAGACAAGGTGCCCACGCCGTTGCGCGACCTTTGGCGTTGGGATACGTGCCCGACGCCGTTGTTGCCGTGGCTTGCGTGGGCGCTCGGTGTCGATTTCTGGATCGATAGCTGGCCGGAAGAAAAAAAGCGGTGGGTGATCAAGAATTCGTTCGCCTTGAAGCGGATGAAGGGCACCCTTGGCGGCCAGCGCGCATACATCGACCTCGCGGGCTCCGAACTTTACCGTTGGGTCCGCCCTCCGGCCAAGAATTTCCTCGGGGCATCGACGACGCCGGCCGAGCGCGAGGTCTTTCTCGAAAAACTGCCGCAGATCCGGCTCTTTCCATATCGGCGCGAAGGGAAAGCGGGCTTCCGTGCTTTCTGGCGGGGAAAACACGGCAAATTTTTCCGTGACGAGGGCGGAAAGCCAGACTGTTTCGCGTGCGACGTCGATCGAGGCACGAAGCAAACGACGCGCGCGCTGTACGTTTACGGGCCGGTGACGAAAGAGTTGACCTGGGCTGCGCTGTCCGACAGCGGCGAACAGGTGATGATCCCGGCGACGGCGCGTCGGTCGATCTTCACGACGAGCTTTATGGGCAACGGATTTTTCCGAAAGAGCGACTCGGAAAGCCGGATCATTACGCTCGACGTCGATCGCACAAGCGCTGTCGAGCAATTGCTCTATCGTTTTCCGGTCGTTCCGAAACTGACGCCGGTCAGCGTCATTCCAACGCGCCTCGGCGAAAAGGGATTCGCGCCGCGGTCCGTCATGTGCGGCACGCCGATCGGCGCGCCGAACAGGCTTGTCTTCGAGGGAGCGTTTCCGAAGCCGATGCCTGCGTTGCCGAACGGCGCATCGCGCAACGGCAAGCGCTATTTCGTACCGAGCGGCTCGAAATATCGAATTTACGATGTGGTTTATCTGAGCGACCCGGATCAGCCGCAAGTCGGCCGCGGCGCGCACAACTTCATGGGCCATGTGCGCTTCGGCATTCCGAACTTCACCGCCGAATTGACGGTCGTGGTGCCCGGCAAGCGCCCCAAGTGGGCGGCTGATCGGTTCGTCGGCGGCTACTTCTACAAGGCTCCGAAAGAGAACCTGCAGAATACCGTCACGGCGATGAATACGGCGCGAAGCCTTCGCGACACCGTCCTTCTAGACACCGAGGTCGCCCGCCCGCTCAGGATCGGTACGCCGCTCTTTTTGGGCAACGATTTGATCCTCGGCCAGTACACCCGATCCTAACAGGAGAAGAAAGCTCATGGAGCGCCTAGTCAATTTTCGCGACAATCAGGAACAGCAGGCCGACGATCACAATAATCTGCAGGCCTACGTTCGGGAGTCCTTCGATGATCTCGTTTTCGATGCCATCGAAAACAACAGGGCCTATGCGGGCTTCGACAGCACGGCGACGGCCACCACCGAGGTAACGTCGCAGCCGGGCCGCCTTTACGCAAACGGCGCCGTCCATATCCAACTCGATGCGGTGAAGACGGAGCTTTTCACGTACCTGCCGACGGTCACGAAAAAGAAAGTCGTGCTCGTCACCTGGGCGAGCGAGACAGGCGAACTTCAGGTCGAAGGTCGCGACTTCCTGATCAACGTCGATACCGGCGAAACGCAGCCGAAGTCGGTGCCGATGGAAAGCCGTCGCGTTGCGAACGTAAGCCCGCGCGCCGGCGTCGAAAGCCCTGACCCGCAGTTGCCGCCGATCGCCGACACCGAATTGGCGTTCGCAATCGTCACGCTCAACCCCAACGGAATCGAAAGTGTCGAAATGGTCGCCGAGAACCGGCTGCCGCGCCTTTCCGACGTAGCCGATCAGCTCAAGCTCATCATCGACTGGAAAGAGATCACGGAGCCGCGCATCACGACGATCGCGTCGGACATTACGAACCTCGCGAACCAGGTCAACGGTGTCGCTAACAACCGCGATCTGTTCAATCTCTTTGCTGACGTCGCCCGTCTTAAGGAGATCGCCGAGCTTCCCGACGATTATGCGGCCTATGGAGCCGATCGCTTTCTGACGACGGATGAGTCCGATACCACGAACGTCAACTTTCTGGCGAAGGTCGAGGAAGGCATTCGCTTTTCCGATGCAAACGCCGGGCTTTCTGAACTCAACGTGTTCTCGGCGTTCGATCCGAACCAGAGCATCACGAACGGCCTCTTGCTGCCCGCCTATGACAACGTCACCCGCCTGAACATCACCGGCTATTCCGGCGAGGTTTCGATCAGCCAGTACGGCTATCAGACGGTCAGCGTGGTGCAAAAGATGATGTCGCGCCAGCGCATCCGTTACGGCACCACATATACCTATTGCACGAATAGCGCGTGGTGGCGGTCCGGCAGCTACGATCCGGTGACGCACATCTTCACGCGCAACGGCGAGACGTTTCTCGTGCTTTCCGGCGACACGTCGAAGAATCACCAGATGATCCGCTTGGAGCAATTCTGGGTCGATACCTACGAAGAGCCTTATTGGGATTACGTCGTCAATAATCTGTCTATCACCGGCGCGCTCGTCGCTCAGTCGTTCCTGAACTCGCAGGACGGCTGGCTCACTCAGGTCGGTTTCTATCTGACCCGCAAGGCCGCCAACGGCAACATCACACTGACAATCGTCGAGACGACGAACGGCGCGCCGGATCTCACCAAGGCGGTCATGAGCGCGACCGTCGATTACGCCAAGCTGAAGGTTTATCCGGCGCAGACGTTGGTCGATGTGCCGCCAACCTATTTAAAGGCCGGCACGCGCTATGCGCTCGTCATCACCACGAACGCGAACCACTGGATCGCGATGGCGTCGGGGAATTCCTACGCGCAGGGCACGTTTTTCTATTCGACCGACGGGGCATTCTATCAGGGCGATCTGACCAAAGACGCGATGATCACGCTGAATTTCGCCTCGTTCGACAACCCACGCGTCGTCATTACCATGCAACCGCTGCAGTTGGACGGCGGTATCGCGGCGATCGACATTAACGCCGACATGATCGTCTCGGCGGCGTGCCAGCTTGTCTTCGAGGTGCAGGTCAACGGCAATTGGATTCCGTTGAGTTCAGTCAACACTCAGGCTCTGATCGGGCTACCTCCGCTGCTGCCGCTGCGCGCCGTCTTCGTCGGCACCAGCGATATCATGCCGGGCCTGAAGCTGGCGGGCTCGCAGGTGCTCGTCTCGCGTCCGCGGACTGTGCTCAAGCATATCTCGACCGAATGTCAGCGCGTGTCGACGACGACGGTTCGCGTTCAGGTTCGCTATGAGAACTGGAACACCGCTAATCATACGATCGCCTGCTCGCTGCTCGTCGGTGCGGCCTTCGATACGGTTGAGACGGCGGACGTGACGGAAACCGTTGTCGAAAGCGATTACGCCATCCACCGGACCTATACGTTCAATCTGGCGGCGGCCCACGACAGCTTTAAAATCGTTTTTGACGGCACCACGTCGTCTGCGCTTGACGTGTTCCACGTCTCCGAGCGCGTCGACGTTGAATTCGCATAAGCGGGCGCGGCAGCGTTTCCCGTCACTCGAACACTCTCAACATTTGGAGAATCCCTAATGGCTAAATCACCGGCCAATGCGACGCCTGCTGCTCAGGCGACGGAAGTTAGCATCGCACTGCCGATCCAGCCGGACGCCTTCTACAAGGTGAAGGTCAATCGCGTGGCGACGATCGGCAACCACAAGATTCGACCAAGCGGCGACTACACGCTCAAAGGCCGCGCCGTGACCGCTCTCGGCGATGCGGTGAAGTCTTACACCCTCACCATGCCCGAAGGCTGACGCGAACCGCAGAAAACACTTCGGCTCACAGAGGCAAGTCATGAACAGGTTCGACGGTCAGTATAAACTGCGGCTTCGGGACAACATCGGCAATCCCGACGTTCTAAATTTCCGCTTCCAGGATATCGACAAGCGCGTCGGCTCGCTCGAAGACGTCGACAAAACCTGGGAAGCCGCAGTCGATAAGCTCAACAAGACCGGATCGGAGCAGGTCAACGCCGCCCTCGCGCCGGTCTATGCGCGCATTCAGGCGTTCGCGAGCCTTAACACGGTGTTCTCGGCCCGGTCATCGACCGAGATCCCGCTCGAAGAAGGCCGCGTGACGTTGATTGTCGACGCCGACGACCGGACGTATTTCGCGCCAGCGGCATACATTTCCGGCTTCGTCTTTAACGATCTGAGCCGGGCGTGGCTTGGCAAGACGGTCAGTTACGACAGTACGACGGGGGCGCTCGAAGTCGATATCGACCGCGTGACCGGTGTGGGGCAGGGCGCGAACTGGCAGATCCACGCGGCCTCTGCGACGGACAACGCCTCTGCCGCCGCGGCTGCCGCGCAAGCCGCGGCCACTGCGACTACCGCGTCGGATGCCGCCGTCGCCGCTGCGGCCACGATCGGCGAGAAGACGACGCTTGCGACGACGGCCGCTACCGATGCCGTCGCCGCTCGTGATGCCGCGGCATCGAGCGCGACTCTCGTCTCGCAGATCCGCGCTGCCGTCCAGTCGATGAACGACGAGGTGCGCGCCAATTACTCGGCCTTCAACGAGCGCTATCTCGGTGCCAAGGCGGCAGACCCGATGAAAACCAATTCGGGTGCGGCGCTTACGAACGGCATCTTGTATTACAACACCACCGTCGGCGAGATGCGCATTTTCAAATCCTCGATCGGCGGTTGGGTGGCCGCCTATATCTCAGCACCGGACACGCCGGTCACGACAGTATTCGGCCGGGATGGTGTCGTTGGGGCGGCAGACGGCGACTATAACGCCGCGCAAATCGTTGTCGATCCGAGCGAGAACATCACTTCGACGCGCGTCGCCGCGGCGCTTGAAGAAATTGCCGCCGCCGCCGCAGCGAAGGCGAGCCCTGCGACGACGCTGGCCGGTTACGGTATCACCGACGCCTACACTAAGGATGAAATCGACGTCGCAATCGGCGACGGCATCACGGACAAAGCCGACAAGGCGACGACGCTCGCGGGTTACGGCATCGCAGATGCCTATACCAAAGACGAAATCGACACGGCTGTTTCAAGCAAAGCCGACGCATCCGCGGTCTACACCAAAGGCCAAGTCGATACCGCCTTGAGCGGCAAAGCCACCAAGGCGACGACGCTGGCCGGTTACGGCATTGCCGACGCGTACAAGAAAAGCGAAGTCGACACGGCAATGAACTCGCTTTCTGGTTCAATCGCCACGGGACTCGGCAACAAGGCAGACAAAGCGACGACGCTCGCAGGCTACGGCATCGCCGACGCATACAAGAAGTCGGAAGTCGATAGCGCGCTTCAGGGAAAAGCGAATGCGACGGACGTAACGACCGCCCTTGCCGGAAAGCAGGCCACTCTCGGCTTTACGCCGCTTGATGCCGCCGCCTACACGGCCGCCGACGTCATGGCGAAAGTAAAAGCGAATGACGGTTCCGGAAGCGGTCTCGACGCCGACACTTTAGACGGGCTGCACGCGGCATCCTTTTACAGCAACGCCTCTCAAGTCGGCGCAGCGATGGTCAACCTCGGTCTTGGCGGCATCGGCACGTATGGCTTTTTCAATGGCCCGATGGGCGGCGCTGGCGCGACGGTCGCGGGTAGCACGCTGTCGTGGGCGGATGGCGACAACGAATGGACGGGCACGCATCCGACCGGAACTTGGCGGCGGTGCGGCTACATCGCCGATAGTGACGACACAACACTCTTTCAAAGGATCGCGTAATGTCCGATCAAGCTGCCTCCCCCGGCGCAGACGATGGCGCACAGATCGAAATCCAAAATCCAACGTACAACCTGCGGGGCACGATCGACTGCACCATCATTCATCCGGTTCATGGTCCATTGCCCTTTACCGCGAGCCCAGACGACGATGAGCCGTTCGGCCGTGAGATCTACGCGCGGGCGGTCGCAATGGGGCCGGCGTCCTTTGTCGCTTCACAGGATGATCTGATCGCGTACGCAGATCAGAAACACGCTGCCGTTATGGCCGGCGGATGCGTGATCAACGGTGTCCCGGTGGCGACGACGATCCGCGGTATGACGCTGTTGAATGGCGCTGTTTCGCGTGCGGAGAAAAACCCAAGCGCGATCGCCAATTGGGTCGTCGGGCCGGATCAAACCATTGCGCTGGACGCGGCGACGGCAATCGCTCTCGGCCTCGCAGTCGGCGATTGGATCCAAACAACTTACGATGCCCTTTCAGCGATTTATGCGCAGATCCGCGCGAGCACCATCACGACATTCGCGCAGATCGATGCTGCGCAATGGCCTTCGAACACCTGATCCAACATAGAGGAACGAAACATGGCCTTTATCTCTGACACCGCTCTCGATGCTGCGCTCGCAAAGATCAAGACAGCGACTCGTCTCGACATTTGCTCGGCTGAGCCGACGACCTACGCCGATGCTACGGGCACCGACTCGCTCGGCAACAAGACCGGCATCGCCATCGGCAACCCGGCCGACCGCGCTCCGGATGGCCGGAAAGTGACAGTCGCCGCGATCGCCGATGGAGCCGTGACGGCAACGGGTGAGGCGGCGTTCTGGGCGATCTCCGACGTCGCCAACAGCATCTTGCTCGCAACCGGCTCGATCAGCGATCCGCAGGAAGTGACGAACGGGAACGTGTTCACGCTCGCTGCCTTCGACGTCGGCATCCCGGACGCGGCGTAAGTCCGCTTCGCGCATCTAGGAATACAGCGGCAGTCGAGGTGAGATATGGCGACCGACAAACTTGAAGTCGGTGAAGGAACGTCCGGCAAATTCGTCGCGACAAATACCATCACCGAGGACAGCGTAACGAAGCATATCGAGCGCGTGTCTCTAAACGAAGCGGACGGCTCGGCCGTCCGTTTCAGAAGCTCAACACCATCGCTCACGAGCGTGGCGGCGGCGACCGCAAATAGGCAGATCCTTGCGGCGAATGCGGCTCGCGTCGGCTCAATGATCATGAACGAGTCGACGGCGACGCTCTATCTCGCGCTCGCGACGGCTGCGTCTCTGACAGCCTACACGGTGCAAATACCGCCCGGCGGCTACTATGAAACGCCTTTCGGCTATCAGGGCGCGATCTACGGCATTTGGTCGGCGGCCAACGGCTACGCCCGCGTGACGGAGTTGACCTGATGGCGCTCTATAATCCGCTGCTAACGCTCGTCGCGAACATCTGGAAAAAGCAGCAGTCCTTTTCGCTGGTGGCGCTCACAGATGCGGCGAACATCGCGTGGGACGTCGCGGGGGCGCAGAAAGCCAAGGTGACGCTTGGCGGCAATCGAACCATCAACGCGGTCTCGAATGCTGTCGAGGGCACCACGTATCTTCTCTGGGTTATTCAGGACGCCACCGGCTCGCACACGCTGACGTGGGCGACGACGGGGACGGGGTCGTTCGATTTCGGCACAGCCGGCGCGCCGACGCTAACGACGGCGGCGAGCAAGGCTGATCTTTTGCAATTCGAAGCGGTGACGATCGGCGGAACGCTGAAACTGCGCTTCGTGGGCATCGCGAAAGGGTACGGCTGATGATCGCGACGTTCCCCATGGTCGGGCAGGGGCTCACTGCGCCATCTGCGGCGCCGGCCATCATCGGGGCTACGCAGTCCGGCGGCGCATCATCAAGTGCCTGGGCCGCTTGGCCCGATGACATACAGCCGGGCGACTTGATCGTGTCGTTTGTCGGGGCTCGCGGCGCTGCAAACAACATGGTTATGCATTCGGACGTTGGCTTTCTGACGCAACTGCATGGCCCAGATTTCAAACAGACCGACGACGGCTACATCGCGTCGTGGATATTCTATCGCTTCTGCGATGGGTCCGAGGATGGCGGCACATCGTATAGTGGCGATGGCGTGTCGCGCATCGGTATCTCGTACATTCTGATCCGTCGCGCCGATCCTGCCGCACCATTCGGAACGATTGCCACGGCGAGCGGCGACGATCCTGATGAGCGCGTTCCGGTAACGGTCAATGTCGCAGCCGATGGCGCCCTCGTTCTGGTGTTTTCCGTAGGTTATGACAACTGGTTCAACGAAGTCTCAGACGACGTGCCGGGCATCGACACCGTTATAACGACGGGTGAGGCTGCGATGGGCATCTACTCTGCGACGCCGCCGGCGGGGTCTTACACCTCTCCCGTCATCCCTCAGGACACATCCGACAACCCGCAAAATCTGCAAACAGCGTTCGTGATCTATTCGACGGCGCCATAAGCGAGGCACATCGTGGCATCTACGACCTACACCCTCAACGGCGCGACCTTAACGCCCGGCCAGCCATTTGTTGAAAGCGGCATTGCATATCCCGCGAATTGGCTGGCGATCGCATCCAACGACGATTTGGCGGCGCATGGGATCGTAAAAACCGTAGTGCCCGATCCAGACCCAACACCGGAAGAAATCAAAGCTCGGCTCGTTGCTGTTGCCGATCGCAAGATCCTTGCTCTCCAAGCGTCGGGCGTGACGATCAACGGTGTCGCGGTAGAGACCACCGAAAAAGGCCTGATCATGATCGGCGGCGCCGCGCAGCGCGCTGACAAAGATCCAAACGCCGTCTGCCACTGGACCATCGCGCCGGGGGTGGACGTCGATCTCAATGCTGAGACAACGACCGCACTGGGACTTGCTGTCAGCAATTGGGTCGATGCGGGATACGTCACGCTTCGCGCGGTCTACGCGGCGATCGACGCCGGGACGATCACGACGCCAGCACAAGTCGAGGACCCGACGACGGTTGGCGTTATGGGTTGGCCTGTGGCGACGATCACGACTTGATGCGCCGAAATTCCTGCTCTTGTAGGGCCTGAGCATGTTCCTACTGTTTTTCTCGCCTGACAAAGCGACGGTCGTTGACCTTGCGGCCGATGGCATCGTTGCTTCGCCGCCTTCAGTCGGCGCTCCGGGCTTGGGCCAAAATCACGCGCTACATGCGAGCGCTGTTTCGTCGAGAAGTCCAGTCGTCGGCAGCCCAGCGACGGGACAGCGGCACGATCTCGTTGCACGATCGGTCGCATCCGCCGCTCCCGTGGCAGATAGCGTCACGCTCGGCCAGAAACACGCGCTGGCGGGCTTGTCGATTGGCGCAGGCCCACCTGTAGCGGCACAGCCCGCCATCGGCCAGCGACACGCGCTCGACGCCAGAGAACTTACGACAGCAGCGCCGAGCGTCGGCGTCCCGGCGATGGGCGTTCGAGGCGAGCTTGTCGCGGATAGCATCGCGGCGGGAATCCCGGCGGTTGGCAGCCCGGCAATGGGACAGCGACACGATCTCTCCGCTCTCTCGGTCGCGTCCGCCGCTCCGGTGGAAGATAGCGTCACGCTCGGCCAGAAACACGCGTTGGCGGGCTTGTCGATTGGCGCAGGCACACCTGCAGCGGCACAGGCCGCCATCGGCCAGCGACACGCGCTCGATGCCAGAGACCTTACGACAGCAGCGCCGAGCGTCGGCGTGCCAACGATGGGCGTTCAAGGTGAGCTTGTCGCGGATGGCATCGCGGCGGGAATCCCGGCGGTCGGCAGCCCGGCAATGGGACAGCGGCACGATCTCTCCGCTCTCTCGGTCGCGCCCGCCGCTCCCGTAGCGGATGGCATTACTCTCGGTCAGAAACATGCCCTGACGGCTTCGTCGAATGACGCCGGTGCACCTACGGCGGGGCGGCCCGTCATCGGCCAGCGCCATGCGCTCGCGGCGCAGAAAATCGTTGCTAAATCGCCCGCCATTGATCGGCCGGTTCTGAGGCAGACGAACAAGCTCACCGCGGTCGAGACCACGGCCGGCGCGCCCGTCGTCGGATCTCCGACGCTGGGGAAAGTTCCCGTCCTTGAGGCGTCGTCGATTGCATCCGGTGCGCCGAGTGTCGGAGCGCCCGCACTCGGCCGCATCGTAAAGCTTCGCGCTGCGAATCTTGCGGGCGGCGCCCCGATTATCGTTCCGCCCGACCTGCGCCAGCGCCATGCGCTTGCGGCGCAGGGCATCGAGTTCGGATTTGTGATGCCCAGGCCGGTGCTCGGTGCGCCGACTGCCGGCCTGATCATTTCGGTTACGGCTGGGCTCAAAACATCGCCGTTCACGGCGACCGCAAAAGTCGGCTTCACGCGCGCCGACGTAACGATAGAGGTCAAATTGTGATTGACGTTCCGATCAAGACGCGGGCCGGCGACACGGTCGTTATCGACGTTGCCGTCGTCGACGAAGACACCGGCGCGCCAATCAATCTCTCAACGGCAATTCTGCGCTGGGGGATCAGGCCGCGCCTGATCGCGGGCGGCCGAACGGTTTCCAAGTCGTCTCTACCGAACGACGGAATCGTGATCATGGGCGCGTCCTCCAATGTCGCCCGCGTGACTGTGCCGAAGGGCGAGTTGCCCGCTGGCAAGTGGACGCACGAACTTGAGGTGACGCTCGCATCCGGAGCGAGCCTAACCGTCGCCTCTGGCAATCTCGACGCCGACCCGGCGGTGTTCCCCGCCTAACCCTAACCGACAATCTGAAACGCCAATCAGGCCGCCTTTGCAGGGCGGCCTTTTTTTTCACCTGCAAGGAGCCCACACGATGGCAGTCGACATTTCTTTCCACCACGGCACGCGCACGTTCGAAGTCAACGAGGACGTGATCAGCATCCGCACGTCGCAGTCGGCGGTCATCTCGCTACACGGCACCGCGCCTGACGCCGACGAGGACACGTTCCCGATCGACATGCCCGTCCTCATCAAGGGTGCATCGAACTACTCGATCGCCGATAAGCTCGGGACGACGGGCACGCTCCGCAAGGCGCTCGATGCCATCTTCGATCAGGGCGGCGACAGTCGCCTCGGTGCCTACGTGTACGTCACGCGGCACGAGCAGGGGCAGACGAGCCAAGAGACGCTATCGAACATTGTCGGCGATGGCCCGACCATGACCGGCGTCCACGCGGCGTTCAAAATCGAAGGTCTTTATGGCCGCAACCTCGGTCCGCGGATCTTCATTGCGCCGGGCTTCACGCAGGCGCTGGCCTCGGACGGCGTCTCTGCCATCGCCGTCACTGCACCGGGCGAGAACTACGGCCCGGATACGACGTTGACCGTCGTCGGCGGCAGCGGTCATGGAGCAGAACTCACGCCGATCATTGTCGAGGGTGCATTCACCGGCGTCGCCATCGTCAAGCCGGGCTGGGGTTACCAGTCTGGGGAGGATGCGCCGACGATCCAAGTCAGCAACGCCGGTGCCGGCGCTGGCGTCACGTTTCAGGTCACGATCGGCACCGTGGGCAATCCCGTCGCCCACGAACTCGAAGGCATTTGCTCTCAATTGAAGGCCGTGGCTTTCATCGACGGTCCGAACACGACCGACGACGCGGCCGTCATCACGCGCGAAAAGTACGGCACCGATCGGTTCATGATCTGCGATCCGCAAGTACAGGTCTATGACACCGATCTCGACGCTTACGTTCCGGAGCCGTCATCGGCGCGCTTCGCGGGCGTCCAGTGCCGCGTCGACCGCGATCAGGGCTTCGTCAAGTCGGTATCGAACGAGCTGATCTACGGCATCGATGGCGTCACGCGGCCGATCGTGTACGGCAACCAGACTGATTACCTCAACGAAAATTGCGTCTCCACGATCGTAAATTTCGGCGAGGGCTATCGCACCTGGGGCAACCGCACGACGGCCAACACGTTCCTGTCGGTCCGCCGCACGCGTGACTTTGTGAACGAGGCGATCGAGAAGGCTTATCTTGAGTTCGTCGACAAGCCGCTCACCGAAGCCAATCTCAAGTTTCTCGTTGAAAGCGCCCGCGCCTTCCTGCGCACGCTCGAAGCCGAGGGCTACTTGCTGCGCGGTTCGGACGTGTGGCTCGATGAGGAACTGAATGCGCCGACCGAGCTTCGTCAGGGCCGCGTGACGCTGTCCATCAAGTACGAAGTGCCGCCGCCGATGGAAGATATCCGCATCGAAGCCTACCAGAACATTCAAGCTTACACGCTGCTGCTGCAGCGCGTCGGCGCGGCGATCGAAGGCGGTTCGATCTCTCTGAGCACGAGCACGAGCATCGGCTCAAGCGCCACCTAACAACTAGCGCGGTCGGCGCTCTCGTCGGCCACCTTTCACATCTACCGGCAACAATCGAACACAGGAGTTTCACGCAATGGCGAGTGAACGGCCGCGCTATTTGATGCGCAACGCTACGCTCTGGGTCAACCGCATCAGTCAGATCGGGCAGGCGAGCGAAATCGGCTTCCCATCTCTCAAGCGAAAGATGGAGAAGGTTTTCAACGCGGGTATGGAAACCGAAATCGAAGTTCCGATGGGCTATGAGGCTCCGGAGCTTGGTTTCAAAATGACGAGCTTCGACCCGGCCGTGCTGACGTTGTTCGGCCTCGCGATCGGCGTCGAGACGGAATACATGGCGACCGGCGCTCTCGTCGACGACGATGGCACCACGCATTCTGCGGTGGCCTACTTCCGCGGCATGCTGAGCGAATTGACGCCGGACGCTCACAAGCGCGGCGACGTGGCGAACGTCGATTACAAAATGTCGTTCCGCTACTACAAGCTCGAGATCGACGGCCAGCCGATCTACGAAATCGATCCGTTCGAGATCAAGATCGGCGGCGTAAGCCAAACGCAGAACATCCGTCGCGCCTTGCTCGTGAGCTAATCTAAACCGCAGTCACCAAACCAAAAGGTCCGGCAGGGGAAGCCGGGCCTTTTTCATTTTTGAGGGAGAGACACTATGACGACCAAACGTACCGGCCTCGTCGCCGCCACACAGGAACCTGCGCAGGAATCGACCGCCGGGGCGCTATTGCCGCTTTCGCGGCCGATCAGCGACGGGGCGCAGATCTGGAACGAACTCACGATCAAGGAGCCGACGCTCGCCGATCACATCATGTCGGATCAGAAGCCGGAAGGCATGGCCCAAGTCATTGCGCTTTATGCGATCGTCTCAGGCGTGCCCGAGGAAGCGATCCGCCGGATGAAGACGCAGGATTCTCGAAAGCTTCAGGCGATCATCGAGCAGCGCGCAGAGGATGCGCCGGAACCGATCACCGAAGCAGACGGCGCTACGTTCACGCTTCTGCATCCGATCGATGCCGGCGGCCGGAAAGTCACCACGATCACGCTGCGCGAGCCAGACCTTGAGGCCGGCATTGCTATCGAGAAGGTCAAGGGCGGTCCCAATCAGGTCACTGCAGCGTCGATCGCCGTTCTGTCTGGGCTCACCATCCCGGTTATCGCCAAGCTTCAAATGAAAGACGTTTGGCGGATGGAGGAATGGCTGCTCCCTTTTCTCAACGATACCGACCCGATGCCGGATGGCGAAATATAGCCGTCGCTCTCTGCGACGGCCTGCACTCGTCGATCTCGGACGTGCTTCGCATCAAGCTCGATGATGCCTTCCAATGGATTGAAGCCGTCAACTTCTATCGGAAACCTCCTGACGAATAGAGGCCCTCGTGGCTAATCTTAGTTCACGGCTCGTTATTAGCCTGACCGATCGCGTATCGGGTCCGGCGAAGAACATCGCCACTTCTCTGAAGCAATTGCGCAGTCGGGCCACGACGAGCTCGTTCCGCGTTATGCGCGAGGAAGCCGGACGTGCTCGCGAGCACTTCCGGTCGCTGGCGACGACGACAGCCGCCGCCGGCGTGGGCCTCTATGCCTTCATGCAATCGACTAAAAATTTTAACGAGTCGAAGTGGGGTTACGGCTTCGCACGTCTCTCCGATTACATGAAGGACGGGAAAACAGACTGGGCGGCGTGGCGAAAGGATATGGACGCCACGGCGAAAAGCGCTCGCGCACTCGCGACGCGCATTGGCACGACCGCCGATGAAACGATGAAGGCGCGTGAGGAAGTGCAGAAGGTCGGCCTATCTGGACCGGCTGCAGACTCCGTATGGAAAGCCGCGCTCGGACTTCACATGACCGAGCCCGAGGCGTTGGCGTCCGGAGACGCCGTGCAGTTCATGAACGCAATCTACAACGCCTACGCAAAGCAGCGCGAAGCTCTTGCGAAGAAGATGGGTAAAGACGCTAACGATCCAGGCTTCATTGACGCTTGGATTAAGGGCATCGCCGGAAAGGTTGCGGTCGCCGGCGCCGCCAGCGCGCTCGGCCCTGGCAGCATCATCGAGGGCATGCGCCAGTTCGCGCCACAGTGGGCGTCGATGGGAATTTCGCCGGAGTTTGCGCTGGCAGCGCTTGCGCACGGCTCAAACTACGGATTCGGCGCTTCGGAACTCGGGACGTCCTTTAAGTCGATGGCGGCGCATGTCATCAAGCCGACCGCTGCGGGGCTGAAGGCGCTTGATGCGCTAGGCATCAATCGCGCCAAATATACAGACGGCGTCGCCGCCTATCCGGGGAAAGCCACGCAGCAGTTAAACAGTCTGCTAGGCGGCGGTCTTAGCAAACGGCAGAAGGCATGGGTCGAGAGGCAGCTAAAGCACGCGCAAGAGAAAGGGATTACGGCTAGCCCAGAATTCCAGCAGAACCTGACGAACCGGCTGATGAAATATCGCGGTTTGACGACGGAGGCCGATCGCGAGTCGGTTCGAAATGCAGTCGCAAACTCCGTGACGACGACCGGCTCAAATTTCGATCTTCAGGGTTTCATCAAAGAGCTGGTCGATAAAAAGGCCGGTCCTGGCGCATTGATGGATATCTTCGAAGGCAAGCACTATGCTCGTGATACGCCAATTTTTCAGTATTACGACAAGCTATACGCGCTCTTTCAGCAGCTTCAATCCGTAGACGGGTCGTTCCTCGACAACGCTATGAGTGCCCGAAAGGATTCTGAGGCAGGCACTGCCGATCAGGTCGCCGGCGCGTGGCAGGAATTGCAGCTAAAGTTGCAGGACACTGGCGCGATCGAGAAGGCGAAAGGCGCGATTATTGATCTCTCGACCGCCATCGGTGCACTCCCTGGCACCGTAACCACGGCGATCGGCGGGCTGCTTCTAGCAGGCTTAGTGGCTGGTCCGCTCCTGGCGTTAGGAGGGTTGGCAAAGGCAGGCGGTCGCGCGGCGGTCGCCGGTGCGCGCTGGCTCGGCTGGGGCGGCGCAGCGGAGGGTGCCGCCGGTGGCGCTGCGTTATTCAGCATGAAAAACTGGAAGGCAGGTTCGGCCGCCGCGAAAATCGCGAGCCAAAGAATGATCCTCGGAATGACCGGCGCGCGCGGCGCGTTGGCTTCCGACCTTATGATCGCCGGCATGGGCGCTGCTGGCGCGACCGCCGCCACAACGACCGGCCGCAGCCTGCTGGCGCGCGCTGGCGCGCTTCTGATCCCTGGGCTCGGCTATGTCATGCTAGGCGCGTCTGCTGGCACCGGTATCTATGCTGCGTACAAGGACTATCAGAAAACCGGCAGCGTCCTGAGCGCCATCAAAGCGTTTGGGTGGGGCTTCCTCACAATGGGGATGGGCGGGGACGCTCAAGCGGCTGAAGCTCCGAATGGCGGTGCACAAGGGCAGAACGGCCCGGCAGCCAGCGATCAGGTCATAGCGATCGCGCGACAGACTGCCGATCAAATTCGTTCGATCTTCGCGGGCGTCAATCTCTCGGCGGAAGGCCAGCGCCTCATGGAAAGCCTTGCCGCTGGCATGCGCGCGGGTATTCCCGCCGTTCAGTCCGCCGCATCGAGCGCACAGGCCGCGGCGGCCGCGAATGCGCTCCGCGGTGCTTATCACGACGGAGCACGCTGATGGCAGCACAAGGTCCGACGCCGATGGCGCTGGGGGGCTTTGCCTTCCGCGCGCTCGGGTTCTCGTTCAACACGCAGGAGATCGACCTCGATACCCCGTGGGCGGAAATCGAAGTCTGTTACCGGCTGACCGCCCTACAATGGACAGGCCCACGCGACGATCGCTTCGCGATCAAGGGCATCGTGTTCGAGGAAGAATTCGGCGGGCTGTCGTCGCTCGAAGGTATCCGCGCGTCGGCAAAGAGCGGCACGCCGCTGATGCTTGTGACGTTCTCGGGAAAGGTCCACGGCCGCCATGCGATACAGCGCGTTTCTCAGGAACGTGATGCGATCCGATACGACGGTCTTGCGCGCCGGACGAGCTATTCGATTGAGCTTAGAAGATTGGAGACGCTCTGATGGCCCGGACCTACGTCACCGTCGACGGCGATATGATCGACATGATCTGTTATCGTTTCTACGACGGCAAACAATCCGGCGCAGTTGAGGCTGTGCTCGACGCGAACTACGCCGCGCGGCTCTCAGAACAACCGGCGATCCTGCCGCGTGGCATCAAGATCATTTTGCCCGATCTCCCGACGACGCTTTCCAAGACGCCGCTCGTGAAGCTCTGGGACTGATGCAATGTCGGCCGAACATCCGTCCATCATCATCACCGTAGACGGCAAGCCCGTCTCCGGAGTGTTTATCGATCGCCTGATTTCGGTGACGATCACGGACAAAGAAGGCACGACGTCCGACACGATCGACCTTCAGCTTAACGCCGGGCCGCCGTTCCTAGCCGTGCCGCGAAAAAAGGCGATCATCGCCGCGTGGATCGAAGGTGAGTATTTCGGAGCTTTCACCGCCGACGACGTTGAACTGAAGTGTCTATCCTACACGCTTTCGATCCAAGGCAAGTCCGCCGACATGCGTGACGATCTCAAGCAGCATCGCAACCGGCATTGGGACGGCGCGACATTCGGACAGGTGGCACAGCAGGTCGCCAGCGAGAACGGCCTTGTCGCGCAAGTCGATCCCGAGATCGCGAGTTTTGCCGGGAAAGATGGATACTTCGCGCAACTCTCGGAATCGGGATTGCACTACATCGATCGCATGGCTCGTCGGCTCGATGCTGTGTTCGCGATCAAAGACGGAAAAATGATCCTTGCGAAGAAGGGATCGGGGGCAACGGCGAGCGGCAATTTGCTGCCCACGCTGATCGTCACGCCGCCCATGATCATCAAGGATACGTGCAGCATCAAATGGACCGAACGCGGCGCCTACAAGCAGGTGCGCGCCGCCTACCACGACACCGACGAGGGTAAGCGGAAGTATGAGCTTGCGGCGAGCGCGCCGCGCGGCATGGCGATGTTGACGCTTAGGCACCAGGTCGCGAACCAGCAAGAAGCGAAGCGCGTCGCCACAGCGAAGGCCAATCAGCTTCAACGAGACTCGATGACGACGAGTGTCGGGATCATCGGCAACACCGGCGCGCGCGGCGGCGCGACGATGATGTACGCAGGCGTGCATCCCGAGGCGGATGGCCAGCCAGTCATTATCGAGACGGCCTCGCACAAGTTCGACAAAGGCGGCGGCTACCGGGTCGATATTTCCGCCAAAACGAAAATCCCGAACGCTGGCGGCAGCGGTGGCGGCGCCTCCGGCGGCGACGATTATTCGGATATCGCGTAACGCGCAGCGTTCTCGCGCTCACTTCAGCAAACATTGAGGGGTAACTATGACCTTGCCTGTCCAGGCGAGCGCGACCGCGCTTGCGTCTGCAGAACCGCTTGTACCTGCGTTTTTCGACGAGGACCAAAGAGCGCGTGCCGCGAAATACGAACAGCAATGGGACGTAATGCACCAGCGTCCCGAGCGACTGGGCGGCACCATGGTTGCGGCCAAGCGCGTTCTCGCTGGCAAAGAGCAGTACAAGAAAGTCGAACTCGCACTCGGTATCCCGTGGCCGGTTGTCGGCTGCATCCACGAGCGCGAGTCGTCGTGCGATTTCAAAACGCATCTGCACAACGGCGATCCCTTGACCAAGCGGACCACGCATGTCCCCAAGGGTCATCCGCAGGCGGGCTCGCCGCCGTTCGAATGGTTCGAGAGCGCCATCGACGCGCTGATGATGAAGCACGCCGACACGTTCGGACCTTGGACGATCGGCGCGACCGGCGTGTTTCTCGAAGACTACAACGGCCGCGGTTACTTCAATCGTGGCTTGCCATCGCCCTACGTGCTGGCAGGTTCCGATCTCTACACGAAGGGCAAGTACGTCGACGATGGCAAATTTAGCAAGTCGTTCGTCGACCCGCAGCCGGGCTGCTTCCCGTTGCTGCAGTGTCTGATCCAGCTCGACCCGTCGATCGTCGGAGAGCAAGAGCAGCCGCTGCTGCCGAAGATCGCCGAGAAGCCACTCGCGATCGCGGCGCCGGCGCCGCCCACCTCTGCGGTAGGCGAAGCTCTGAAGTCCAAAACGGTGCACGCCACGTTCTGGGGCACACTTCTTCTCAAAGCGGGTGCCGTCGCGAGCGTCATCGCTCAGGCATTCAATTCGGCGTTCTCATCGATGCCTGACATCAAGAACGACGTCGACACGCAGATGGGCGTGATCAACGGGCTGGCGTCCACCGCCCGGATCGATCTCACGACGGTCACGACCTGGTTGGGCGTCGTCCTGCTGCTCTGGGCGATCAGCCGACACATCGATCTCAAGAAGTGGCTCAACCGAGGGGGTATCAACTAATGTGGATTCTTAATCTCATCGCCAAAGGCGGCCTTTGGGTCGTCGGCAAAATTGGTCTGTCCGGTCTCCTGAAGACGGGCCTATCGTTCACATTCCCCGGATGGGGCACGCTTCTCTCGATGCTGCTCGGCGGCATTCAGACCGCCGCCGCGTTCGTATGGGAGCAACTCTCCAAGGCCATTGCTGATTGCGTGAAAAACCCGCGGGTTGGCATCATCATCGGCATCGCGCTCGTCGCTGGCAATTGGTACGGCTGGAACAACGGCCACAAGCAGGGCGAGGGCGACCTCGAAACCTACCGCCAGGAAGCGGTCGTCTATCAGCAGCAGGCGGACGCAACCGCTGCGGCTGCCAAGACAGCGAAGGAAAAGGCCGAGGCTGCGGAGCGCGCGAAGATCGACGCCGAGAAGAAAGCTTCGGACACGGCTGCGGCGCTCGCCGTGGCCAAGGCGACGGCCGATGCCAATGCGAAAGCGCTCGCCGACGCCAAGGCCGCGGCTGCGAAGTCGAAGCGCACGCGATCGAGTGCATCGATCCGAGCGAAAAAGACGGTTGATCCGTGGTCGGCTTGGGTCACTCAGATCAAGAAAGCGTTCGGCACCTAA